CTGTAAATGCTGTTGAAGATTTAGAAGAGTGGGGTGCTGATGCAATAAAAGTTGGTGTATCACCAGGAAGTGCTTGCACAACTTTTCCCGCAACTGGTTTCGGTTCGAGAAATTGTCAAGCCTCAACTATCTTAGATTGTTCAACAAGTTCCAGAGTTCCAATCATCGCAGATGGTGGGATTAGAACACCCGGGGATATAGCAAAATCTCTTGTATTAGGAGCTTCTATGGTTATGATAGGTGGAATGTTATCCGGCTTTGAAGATTCACCAGGCTCAATTGTAGAGGTTTCTGGTAAGAAGTATAAAGAGTTTTGGGGAAGTGCTTCGGCTTTCCAATCAGGAAAAAAGAATCGAATCGAAGGGATTAAAAATTTGGTTGATCTAAAACCAAAAACTTTACTCGAAGAAATGATTTATCTTGAAGAATGTCTACAATCAGCAATTTCTTATGCAGGTGGAAAAGACTTATCAGCTTTTGAATCTGTTAGATGGTTTTAAAAAAAAGGGGGATATTTATCCCCTTTTTTCATTTATAAATTCACTAAATTTCAGAATTACTGATTCTTTTTGTAAGTGAGTCCATTCTTCACCCCAAACCCACTTCCATTTCTTTGGAGTCTTAGTTTTGGTTTTATACTTTCCTCTGATTGCCCAAATCAATCTTAATTGTTTTTTACTTTTTGCTGGCATATCTATCCATAATTTTTACCTATATAATGAAGAGCATTAATCAATCCTTTAAATTCACTACACTTACAAATTATTGCGTTTGCATTATAATGTTCATAATAAAGTACATAATACCAATAATCATCGTATTTATCTAAGTATATCTCCATTTCTTTGCTTTTTAGATAAGTTTGACCTTTATAAAAAGATGGTCGAGTAGTCATTTCTTTGAACCCATAAGAATTCAAAACTATATCAACTTCTTCATACTCTTCATCGGTGAAACTCAGAGAATTAAATAGACTTCTAGTTTTATTCCTTGCTTCGTGAGAGGATATTTCGAAACCCTGATCTTCTATTGATTCATTAAACTTTTTTAAATATTTCATTTTAATTTTTATAATTTTGTCCGTAACCTACCTCTTCACCATTATTAGGAACGAGCTAGTACTCATGTTTTTCAATTCCTCTTCTACCTTTTGCATTTCCTCTTTTCCGTCTGAAACAAGTTCAGAGGAATTGTACTTTACACCACCCGGTAACGTAAAATCAAAATGTCCCAACATTCTACCTTGTTGCATTTTAGCCCACCCAGTGCAATATCTCAAAAAATAATGATCAGCCATCAAATTTTCAAGAGGTATATTCACATAAGCTTCTAAAATTAAGTGATGTTCAACATTTGTCAAAATATTTAATCTATGAGTTATTTGATTGAAGTGAAACTTGGTTGTATATAAATTTAATTGATTCAACATATCTGCCATCGAATCTATTTGTGTTTTGTAGATACCCAACTCACCAATAGTGGTTACATACGAAGAGAGGTAAGGTTGATTAGTAACACCCAGATTTACAGACAAGTTAGGAACGTTTATACCTAATTGAAGTAAATTTTGATTACTTAGTTTATAAATCCAAGTTATTGATTGAATCTCACAGGGTAGTTCCAAATATCTATAATTAGTATATTCTTCGGTGCTGAATGCTTCTTTATTAATAAGATAATACATTTTGGAGACAGCATATTGATAATTTTGCCAAAACCATTTTGCGGCTCTTGTTTCAACAAATTGTCTGATTGAGTGGTCTGGTAAATTTTTTGGTAAAGCACCACCCACTGTTACATCTGATTGAATTAAATCAATAAATTCCTCAATAGTTATTTGACTCATGATTTTAAGATAATTTTCTATATATATTAAATTATTTGATGGACAAAAACACCGATTCTAAATATATAACATTATGAATACGACACTTCAAGAAATTATAAATAAAACATCTAACATTGGATCACTTGTTCTTTTTGTTAAGAATCACAATGAATATTTAGATTTTATAAATTCCAATATTCCTAAAGAAATACAAGATAGACAATTATCTGAAAAAATTTACTATCTTGTCAATGACATCAAGTTAGCATTAAACTGTGAGTGTGGTTCACATCTTAGCTTCATTGGATTCAAGAATGGATATAGAAAAACTTGTGGAAAAAAAGAATGTTTTGTAAAGTCAAGAAAGGAAACTTGTATAAAGAAATGGGGTGTAGATAATCCGAAAAAGTCAGCAGAAATTATTGAAAAGGAAAAGGCTAACATCTTAGAGAAATGGAATGGTAAACATTATATGCTCGATGAAGAGGTGAAAACGAAATTCAAGGAAACTATGCTGGAAAAGTGGGGTGTTGAGTGGGCACAACAAAACTCCGAAATAAGTGAAAAGTCACTACAATCTTGGAAAGAAAATCCATCAAAAGAAGAAATAAATAATACAAGAAAAGAAAAATTTTTAAATAAAACAGAAGAAGATAAATTACTAATCGAAAATCAAAAGAGAAAAACAATAATTGAAAATTTCGGCTCATTAGAAGAATTCAATAGACATAGAAATGAAAAAATTAGAGAATCTTCTTTACGAAAGTTTGGAACAGAACATCACTTATCAGCCAAAGAAATTATTCAAAAGAGAGTTGAAAGTTATAAATCAAAAATAACTGGCAAGATTGTTGAAATTCTTCCAAGCAATCTTACTTATATAGATAGAAAGTATAATCAAAATGAAACAGAGTCCTACATCAAAATACATTGTTGTCAATGTGATAAAGATTTTGATATAACAAGACAACTTCTAGTTCATAGAAAAAATTCCAATTTAGAAATTTGCCTGAATTGTAATCCTTTGAATGTTGGAAAGTCAGGTGCTGAAGAAGAAGTTTATGAATTTATAGAATCCATTTATTTTGGAGAAATAATAAAAAGATTCAGATTAGAAGGAAGAGAGATTGATATTTACATACCCGAATTGAAAATAGGATTTGAATATAATGGATTATATTGGCATTCTAATCTACATAAATCGAATAATTTCCATCTAGATAAAACAAAGTTCTTTGAATCTAATGATATTAAGTTGATTCATATTTGGGAAGATGATTGGTTATATAAGAGAGAGATAGTTAAATCCATCATTTCAAATAAATTAGGTTTAACTACAAAAAGAATTTTTGCAAGAAAATGTGAAATAAAAATCATTGGTAACGATTTGACCAGAGAATTTTTAGAAAAGAATCACTTACAAGGATTTGTTGGTTCAAAAATAAAATTAGGTTTATTTTATGAGGGCGAGTTAGTAAGTTTGATGACTTTTGGAAGCCTAAGAAAATCTTTAGGTTATAATAATAGTGACAATAGTTGGGAGCTTCTTAGATTTTCTAATAAAATTGGTTTAACTATTGTTGGAGGTGCTTCTAAATTATTCTCACACTTCATCAAAAAATATTCACCAAAAACTGTGATTAGTTTTTGTGATTATAGTCGTTCAACTGGAAACCTTTACAAAAAACTTGGCTTCGAATTTTCGCATTTATCTGACACAAATTACTATTATATAGTTGATGGTTTGAGAAAGCATAGATTCAATTATAGAAAAGATAAGTTAGTAAGTGGTGGTGCAAATCCAGAACTAAGTGAATCAAAAATCATGTCTGAACTTGGATACAATAAAATTTATGACTGTGGAATGCAAAAATGGATTAGACATTTTTAGAAATCCATGTTCCTGTGGTGTTAGACCAGACATGTGAAGACACAGCTTTCTGACCAGATAAATGAGATTGTATTTTAGAAATGAGGTAACCGCCTATTTTATCTAATTTATTTGAAACAAAACCAGGTCCTGTGACTTGCCCATCTTCTAATTCTTGATAGAGATAACAGAGAGTGTCGGCGAAAGGAAATTCTTCAAAATTTGTTTGTTGAAGTGATACTGTCAAGACTTCATCTGGATCTTGTACACATAGATAAGCACCTTCATCTTGATAGGAAATTAGACCTTTGTAATTCTTCTTAGTCCATTCATCTATTACAAACTCATCAGAGGGGAATCTTGTATAAATTCTATCTAAGAAAAACTCACCTGAATCGATCTTCCAGAGTAAGGCTCTACCTAATAATTTTCCTTCATAGGTCATTATCACCATTTTGACTTTATCAGGATTCTCGGTATAGATTTTAAACCAGGGTGATTTATAAGATTCACGCATACAAGATTTGCAGAGTGTTCCCCCTTCATCTTTGTATAAATAATTTTCTTCGTTATACCAAAAGGCTATTTCATCACCTTCGACTATTTCTATAGTCTTATTTTGAGAGTCAGAGTTTGCTGCTTTGAATTTATCGATGAAATCATCTAATTCTTCTTTTGTATAGCTAATATCGTTATCCGAGAATAGTGAGGTTATTAGCCTTCCGACTTTTACAAATGATCTTGTTTTTGACTTATAATCTTGAGTTGTTGCTTTGAATCTTTGAAATTGATTATCGGGTAGAAATCCTATTTCATCATCTTTATCAGTAAGATTTAGATAATTATAAGAAGTTTCTCTTTTTTCTTTATTGAGAAAACTGAGAAGTTCGTCTGCGATTCTATTTGCTTTTATTTTTTCTAAAACATTTATAAGCTCATCAGAGGTCACTATTAAGGAGAGCCCTTCGAGTATAAGTGATAGTTTTTTAGAATACTCTTTTTTTTCTAATTGAATAGTTTTCCAGTTTTTAATCCATTTCATATTTACTATATATAAATTCAAAGAATTCTAAATATGAAATATTTTTGTAAGATCAATGAAAATTGCTGGTATGAATCTTTCATATATGACATGAAAGTTAGTGATTTATATCCACTCAAAGAGGGAAAATTTTATGAATGTGATTTAACAAAATTTAAAGATGTTGTTGAAATTGAAATAAATGGTGAGTTTTATCAAATTTACAGGGATCACCTAATAATAAAGACAATTGATGAGTTGAGAATTGAAAGCTTAGAAATTTTGATAAAATAAAAAAGCCACCAAATTGGTGGCTTAAATTTTTAACCTCTGATTCTTTCTTTGTATTTTAATTCTCTTTACGCACAAGATATTCAAATTTTATTTTTCCACAATCCCAAATCCTAAGTATATTTCTATTTTTCATTTCTAATGATTCACTTAATTTCGTGTTTAATTTTGATTTTTTAAAATTGGATTTATTTTTTCTAACTCCATTAGTGACATATTTATAGTCAGGCTTTGATTCGGATATTTTAATAAATCCAAGATTTTCGTACAGTTCTCCCATACTCCAATCCTTATCAGCATAACTAATAATTCTTTTTGGTTTAAATTGATTTATAAAAAATGATAATAATTTGGACGCACCTCCAATAACATTACAATTCATTTTTGTGCAAAACCTTGATAGATTCCATTCATCATCACTCAATAATTTTCTTCCTTCTAATTTATTGAACGTCATCAAAGAAGTTAATTCATCTTTATAAAAAAGTCCGATTTTAATTTTACTCTTATCCGCACCCTGTAAGTGATTTTCATTTAGAAATTTTGTTACTATTTTATTATCTGATAATATTTCAACTTTACAATTTCTAGCGAATATTTTATTTTCATTCAACTTAAAAATATTTCTAATTTGACTTTTAATGACTGTATTTTTATTTAACCAATCATCTTCCCAAATGTGTATAATTCTGATACCTCTATCTCTGAAAAAATTCGTTTTATTTAGATGATAATTTTTTTCTCTAAATTTATCCGAATGCCAGTATAAACCATTAAATTCAAATCCCAGTTTCATTTCCGGAATATAAATATCAATTTCCGTGTCATCTCTATGTGATTTTATAATTTCTCCGGAATAAATAGATTTAATCCATTCCAATAGGTCCAATTCTCTCAGTGAAGGTGTGTCACCAATTGGGTAACATACTGTACAGAGTTTATTTGACAACTTTCTTTTTATGTAGATATCACAAGAAATTAAAAATTGATGTTCTAGATTATTATCACATTTAAAAAGACTATATCCATCACCAACATAAGATAAATAATTAGGTTCTTTTGCAACCCCAAAATTATTTTTTCTAAATTCCTCTGACTTTGTTATGTTGTCAACATTATATTTTGATAAAAATACATTCTTTACTTTTTCTTTGAACACATCAGATTGTGAAGGATATTCAGTTCCCCATTTACTAATATTATTTAGCTTGATAATATTTTGTATCTCTTCAGATTGAGAAGGATTATCTACCCCGTAATTATCAAAGAGTGTTTTTTTTGATTTCTCTCTGAATTCATTTGAAGATAACCAATTTCTTGATCTTTCTCTATTTTCATTTAGCTGCGAAATATGTTCAACTCCAAAATTTTCTAAATAGGATTTTTTTGTTTTTTCTCTTATTTCTTTTGATTGTTGGGGAAATTCAACACCATATCTTTCTAAATTAGTATTGGATTGCTTCTCTCTAAATTCTTGTAATTTTAAAGGATGTTCAACCCCGTACTTTTCAATATTTGATTTTTTTGCTTTAAGATATCCACATTTTTTAGAACAGGAAAAATTTCCACCGGTTTTTATATTTCTCAAATATTCCTTATAAGTGGTTTCAACTTCATTTTCACAAAAATCACATGCAACTGGAACAACTTTTCTAGAACCAACATTCAAATCTTCAATTCTTATTTCTATGAAGTCATCAATACATTCATATCCGAGAGATATAAAATATTCTAATTTTCTACAATCTTTTAGAGGGATTTTAATTGTATTTATTTTTATCATACTATATATATGAAATATATGGGTATTTCTTTTATATATATGAATATTTATTTTTTAAATCAATAAAAAAAGTCCTCAATATTTTGAGGACTTTCAATTTAGCTTCTTATTGTTTCTTTGTATTTTAATTCTTTAACCACCATCAAATCTGAATCTAATTGTTGTTTTCTTTTGTTTAGATTTTGAAGAGCTGTAGAAAGAACTTCTGATTCGCCAATATATTTAATTGAGTTTTTAACTTTATCGATATTAAATTGAACATCTTCTAATTTTAGAACGATTTCTCTTTCTTTATCTTCAAGTTTTCTCTTAGTGATGATTTCTCTTGAAAGTTTGTTTTCATAGAAGAAAGTCAAGTCGTAGTTCAACTCATTTTTAGTTTCGTTAACCAATTCGAGTGCGCTTTCAAACTTGTAGAATGAATTACCATATCTTTCATCACATCTGTAAAGGTAGTTTCCTTTTTTGTAATTGAAAGCAAAAACTTCTAAGAATGGATTGATTAGATTAGTTACTCTTCTAACTACATCCAACTCAACAAATTTATTGATATTATTCTGTGTTTCAAGAATAACTGGGTAGAAATTCTTATTTACGATTGGAATGATTGGAGATTGGAAAAGACTTTCAAGTGTTGTTTCACTGTTCATTTCATCGTCGTTGATGAAAAGGATACCTTTCTTAGAAACTGAAAGACCTACTGTTAGGTTTTCTGAAATTCTAAAATTAACTCTATCTTCTGTGATTGTTGCGAATTTCAAACCTGATTCAAGTGTTCTGATGCTTCTCAATTTATTCATGTCTTTAACGTGAGACTCGAGAAGAGTTTTTTCGATATTATTTTCTGTCAAGAGGAACCAAGAATCTCTGATGTGACAAAGATAACCATCTTCAACTCTTTCAATAAGAGTATAAACTGGTTCAGATTTTCCACCCGAAAGTAAGTTTTGTTTCTTATCTGGTGATTTTGTAAGATTTAAACAGAACAATTTGATTTCTGGAACCCAGTCATAAACTGCCAATTCGTTAAGAATTTTGGACATTTTATCTTGGTCTGAATCAAGATTGATTGTTTGAAGAAGAACATTGATTGGTTGTCTGTAAAGTTCTCCTTGGTTTTTAGTGTTTAAAACATTGTATAAATGTTTCAACTCATAAACTAAATTATATTGTTTGTAATCATTATTCAAACTTTCCAAAAATCCTTTAACACTGTTATCGAAGGTGTAAATTTTTAATTTCTCATTCAAAGATTGAATAATAGTTTTTTCTGATACATCTTTACAAGCATTTATATGACTCTCGATGATTGTCGATACTTCATCCTGATCAACACTAAGATTTTTTCTAAAGTTGAATAACTCTAATTTGAGATCCTTCATATTAAAAATAATTATTTTTTTATTATATATTAAATAAAAAAAGTCATTTTTTTCACTTTTTTTATTAATTCTTTAAAGTCGACTCGGGTCACTATTATTACCTGAGTTTCCGTTCCTTTCTCTACTTTGAATTAGGTTGTTATACCATTTTGTCTTCTTTGGAAAAACTAACACATCACTATTCAAAGGATTAAAAACAAATTGGTTTGAATAAGCATTGTTAGCATTTTGCCAAGTTGTTCCAGTTCCATCTTGTCCATTTTGAGTATTTTGTGTGCTAACCCCATTTAACGTATCACTATCAAAATTAAATTTCGGCTTTCTAAAAGCTGGATAATAAGTTTGAACTTCAAAAGAAAGAGTCAATTTTATTGTATTCTCAGAAGATAAACTTTTTTCTCTTGATATTTCTATTTGATTGGAATCCGGCATCAATATAACAGCATCAATATTCATGAAATTATACTCGAAATACATAAATCTATACAACCAGAGAGTATCCATAATTGCTTGACTACATTTGAATACATCAATTTCAGAAGTCAATAAGATACTTAGGTCATATTTTGCCGAAACTGGAATCGCTCTAATCTTTGTTAAAATTTTTCTGATTTCTTCTTTATTTTCAACAACCATTTTCAACCAAACATTTGGATTTGCAAATTCATCTGAACGTATATCAAAGCCAGTTAGGGTTAAATGTCCTCTTGGAATTATATCAGTATTTACGTCAACAAATCTATTGTTAGAAACTATATCATCATTAAATGAGTCTAAAAGGAATCTTTCATCTCCAGTCATAGAATAATAGAAAGGAACATTTACTTCTCTATCACCAGATGAAAATCTATTTGTCCAACGAATTTCGCCCTCTAATGTATCTAACACACAAACGGTTAGATCCCTATAAAAACAATCTTCGTAATTAAACCTTTCTCCAATCATTCAATAAAAACATTTTTCTTATATATTGAATTTTATTCCTTCCGTCAAAAACTTTTTGGATATAGAAACATAAGAAATAAACTTTAATAAAATATCTATGAAACAATTACTACTATCAGAGAAATGGCGTCCAAAAACATTAGATGATGTTATTCTAATTCCTCGTATAAGAGAAATTTTCAAAAATGGACTCACTCAAAATGTTTTACTTTATGGTCATTTTGGAACTGGAAAGACTACATTAGCTAGAATATTGATTGGGAAATATTCTAAAACTTCTCCTTTTTTAGAATTGAACAGCTCTTTTTATACTTCTATTGAAACACTTCGTTCTAAAATTGATGACTTTTGTTCAAAAGTTTATATGGGATTTGATTTAGAATCGGAAGATTTGTCAAAAGATGCGATTAAATATGTATTTCTCGATGAGTTTGATAGAACATCAACTCAATACCAAGATGCTTTAAAAGCTTATATAGAAGAATTTTCAGCTAAAAATGTTAGATTTATATTTACCACTAACCACATAAATAAAGTTTCACTTGGAATAAGATCGAGATTGGCTGAAGTTAATTTTGACTGTCAAAATTTAGAAGAAGAAAAATTTCTAAAAAATGAAATTGCTAAAAAAATAATTAAACAGATTGCTCCTTCAGAAAAATTTGAGATTTCTAAAGATTCTGTTATAAACTTAGTCAATAAGAAATTTCCAGATTTTCGTTCAATTTTGATTGAACTGGAATATTTCAAACACACGGGATCATCGAATACATCAACAAAGTCCACCGATCTTAAGTTGAAATTAGATCTTTATAATTTAGTTTACGACAAATCAAAAACATTTGAGGACATATATCACTTTTTGATGAATAATTTTGGAGCAGAAAAAATAGATGTGATGATTTCACTTTTCGGAAGAGATTTTATAAATTGGTCGTTTGAAGAGAAGAAAGAGAATATAGAAAAATTATTTAAAGTTTCATATATTATTACCGAAAATTCTAAACTGTTAGAATCAAGTATTGATCCGATAATTGTTGGTATAACAGTAATTGGTAAAATCAGAGAACTTTTTTAAAAAGAATATAAATTTTAATATATAAATAAAAAAATATTAAAATGCCAGCTCCTGATTTTACTGATTTTTATATACTTTATCAAGGACATCCAAAATACACAACAAATGAAATAGTAGAAGATGAAGTTGTTTCTGTTATAATTCAGAAACTCGAGATGGTTCTTTTCACAATTAAAGGTGACGTTTTAGGACAACCTGATTTGGGAGCAAATCTATTAGAATTACTCTACGAAACAAAAGTATCTGATACATTTGTAAAAAGAGTGGTTCAAGAACAAATTTCACTTTTTATACCAGAATTGGAACAATCAACCTACACAATTAATGTGGTGTTTGCTCAAGACCCAGCCAATTTTCAAGATATAATGTTTATCAATATTAAGTTTGGGGAATATGATGTCTATGCACAAATAGGAGACTTCATCTAAAATTATTTTATAGGACAATTTGTTGCCGACCAAATATATCTGAAATCTCTTATAGCTTTGACACCCATAGATAACGCAGCTATCTCAACATCCAAAAAACATTCTTGATCAGATCCACCAACCATTCTGATTTCTTGACCTTTCATTTTTTTGAATAATTCATATAGTTTCTTAGGACAATGAAACCATTGATGATTGTTTCCAATGAAAACTAAAATTGTTCCTTCTTTTGTGTAGAAAAGATCACCTCTTTTTAATTCTCCACTTGACTCTTTTTCTTTCATTGATTTATACGTTTCTCTATTCAAAATATTTTTGTAAAAATCAACATCCACGTCATAGTTGTAACGCTTTTCAATTAATTCAACTTGATTCGGGAAAGTATAGACATCATCACTTATAGGTGATTCGGGTTCTTCATCATAGAGATAGTCTAAATCAGGATTTTTTCCATGCACATGATTATCGAAAATTTGATATACTTCATCAAATTCTTCACAATATTTTTTAAGTCTATAGAGATACATTTCAGTAAAGTATTGTCTAAAACTTTTCTGCACGTCTATTATTATAAGTATTTTCTTATCTCCTTTGACTTCTTCGAAGTCTTCAAATAATTTTAACCATTTCATACTCATATATATTAAAATCAACAAACAAAAAAACCACTAATTTAATTAGTGGTTTGATTTTTTTATTCTTCTTCAGGTAATTCTTCTTCGTCTTGTTGACCTTGACCTTGTTGAGCCTTTTCTTGACCTTGTCCTTGCTGAGCTTGTCCTTGTTGAGCCTTTTCTTGACCTTGTCCTTGCTGAGCTTGTCCTTGTTGAGCCTTTTCTTGACCTTGTCCTTGTTGAGCCTGTCCTTGTTGAGCCTTTTCTTGACCTTGTCCTTGCTGAGCTTGTCCTTGTTGAGCCTTTTGTTGAGGTTGACCTTGCTGACCCTGACCTTGTTGTCCTTGTCCTTGTTGAACATCTTCGTAGTCGTCACCATCTTCCTGACCAGTCTGAGCCTGACCTTGTTGAGTTTGACCTTGTTGTGCTTGTTGTTGTGCTTGAGGACCACCTAAGATAGCATTCCCTGGGATTTTTTCAACATCTAAACCAGCGACTGTAAGATATTTTACGATTTCTTCAGCGATATCAACATCTCCGAAATACTGTCTCAAGTTTTTACCAGACACTTCTTTTACTTTTTTGACATAAGCATTGATAAGAGATTGTGGAATATCAACTGTTGTTCTCACTTTGTAAAGATCATCAACTTCAATTACTGATTCTTTGATAATTTGTTCTCTTCTAATTTTATTCTGAAATGATTCGAATTTTCTAATGTGTTTCATATAATCGTTAAAATTTTTTTTATATAAGTATATATATTTAATTCTAAACTCGTTTTTTATACTTTTTATGGTATTAATAAAACACCTATTAAAATTCCACCCAGAAGAGCGCTAATTCCACCACCAATCGCCCAAGCTCTTTGGACTTTTAAAGTATTAATTTGAATATCTTTGTTTTGTATAATATTATCCTTTCTAATCATTTGCTGATTTGAAAACATCATATCTAAATTCAAATTGGATATTCTTGCATTTAGATTGTCTATTGCTAAATCCTTATCTTTTGCTAAATCTTCCAGACTTTTTATCTTTAGATCTAATGATGAAATGAATGCTGTTTTATCATCAACCAATTTAATGTATTTGGAAAGAGTTGAGTCACAAGCATATCCCTTTTTTTCTAAAAGAGCCTTCATTTCTAAATCATTGTCAATTTTTTGAGCTTGTTTCAAACTGAATATTACACCCATAGTATCACCTTCAACGACGAACCAACTTGGAAATTTAAGTGAGTCTCGGCTTGTTGAGTCTTGTGAAAATGCCACTAACCATAATAATGAGGTGATAAGTGTTAAAATAATTTTTCTCATAGTTTATTTTATTTTGTCTTTAAGTGAATTGAATAATTGATCTCCTATTCTTTCAAAAGGAAATTTCTTTAGTTTTTCTATTTCTTTATCTATTTCGGATAGTTTCTTTCTTTCTCTATCTAAGTCTTCCTGAGTATTTTTTAGATTTATTCTATACTGCTCAATAGATAGACTTAAACTGTTAATAAATTTTTCTTTATCCCTTATTCTCTCTTGTATAGTTTTATATTCTGATTCAAGGATTTTTCTTTCAGTTTGTAATGAATCTCTTTGTTCTTGAATTTTCTTGATCTCTGTGTTTAATCTGCGATTTTCCTTTTCTAAGAAATCATTTCCACCATTCCACCACAAATAAACAAAAAGAACTGTTAATAAACTGAGTGAAATTATGACTATTGTTTTTATATCGATTTTCATAAATAATTTGATTTTTGGGAACTTATTTTCGAAATATTTTATTATATAAAGACAACTCGAAAATAAATATAAACTTTTATGTCAAAAAAATTAATAAGTTTTGATTTCGATGGGACACTTATCATGACACCACTCGAAGAAGAAGGAAAAAAAGTCTGGCAAGAAATCACTGGTCACAAATATCCACACAAAGGTTGGTGGTCACACCCCGAATCCTTGGATCTAAATATCTATAAACCAGAGCCAAATCTTTGGGTACTTGAAGAATTTAAAAAATCAACTTCAGAAGATAATTATGTTTTTATCGCAACCGGGAGAATAAAAAAATTAGAATCTGATGTAAAAAAAGTTTTAGAATTTAATAATATCTCTAAAAGAGAAACCCAAAAAGCTTTCGGATATGACGATCTATTCACGAATACTGGTGGTGAAACATTTAATTTCAAAACTAAATTGTTTGAAAAAATAATTTCAGAAAATCCAGACTCTGATGAGTTTATTATGTATGATGACAGAGAAGAACATCTCGATAAATTCTGCGAATGGGCAGAAAAACAACCAATTAAAATAAAAATATATAATGTAAACCTTAAAAAACAAATATTTTAATTATGTCAACAATCTATAAAGAAGAAGTCTCTTCACAATTAGAAGAGAAAATATCAAGTCCTTACGTTCTTATTCTTCATAACGACACATATAATACATTTGAATGGGTTATTGATTGTCTTGTGAAATATTGTAAACACGAACACGAACAAGCCTCACAATGTGCATTTATCGTACATTATACAGGAAAATGTGATGTTAAAAGAGGAAGCCATGAAAAAGTTCAAGAGGCATACAATAAGCTAAAATCTGCAGGATTAACAGTCACAATGGAATTAGCTTAGAATCTAACTCTGTATCTTGGATCTTTAGCTCTACCCGATTTTGTGTTATTTTTCCACCAATCTAAAAAAACCTTCAAAGCATTATCCGTATTAGACGGAAAACTTTCCTTTGCTCTTCCATAAGGTTGTTCTTGTTGACCCGGAAACCCTTGTGGAAGTTTATATTTTTTGTCTCCCTTAGGTAACTCACTTTCATAAAAATAAACCAACAAATCCCAAACCGGATAGTTTCCACGGACTTCATTATTTAAAGTTATTTCAGCAACTACTCTATCTTTATTTTTTACAGACATACTCTGTTGATCTGAAGAAGGATGTAGAGACAAACCACACTCTTTCAATTCTTTAGCATATTCTGTTTTTGGTTCTGATAATCCTCCTCGACGAAAGAAATTTTTAATATCATTCCACCAACTCTCATTGAATTTTTTAAATGTTAATATTTCCATAATCCTATATATTTATTTTCCAAACCAATTTCCGTTATTTCCATAAACTTTTGTTCTGGAACTTTCCAATTGTTCTCTCAGTCTCCTTTGTTTGTTGATGTTGATTATTGTTGAATAATCAACAATTTCAGTGTAATCTAATTCTTTTAATATAGAATACCAATAATTTAATTTTTCTCTAGGTATATTTTGTTCAGCATATAACTCCACCATCTCTCTATAAGATGGTTTAGAAAAAACAGTTGAACCATCTACCAATGTCATGACCGTATCATCATGTCCAATATCCGAAGCATATCTAATGTTTCCCGCAGATGTGATATGTTTAACAAAAGTAGTTATCTCTTTTACATTTTCTTCATTAGAAATAATAAAACTATTATTCTGCATAGCATCCTGATATTCTTTAACAAAAATATTCTTATTTTCACCAACTTTCAACCCTATTTTTTCATCTGGAGAATCTGCTCTGTGTTTATAACGGAAGAAAACTGAAGATCCATAATTATTATTCCCTTCAAAAGTATTCGGTAGATGTGCTAAAAATTCATTTCCATAGTTATTCAACTCTAAAACAACTTTAAAATTCTCATAGTTAAAATATTCAAAAAGTAAAACATAAAACAATTCAGATAACTGCTTAACCGAAACCAAATTACTTCTAAACATTGCTATTTGTTCTAAACAGAAAAAGTCCGCAATATTTGTATATTTCTTTTTATTTAATTCTATAATATCATCTGATTTAGGACTTATTTTGAAAATATTAATAACTGAGTAGTCCTGACCCAATCCTTCAGATATGTCAATAGACATAACACCCTTATATGTTTCTCTCAATGCTGGATTAAAAACTGTTTCATCATCAATCCATTGTAAACCAGTATAAGAGAATTTCAATCTCTTATTGAATTGATCCAAATCTCTCCAAACATAATTTTTCTTATTTGTTAACAATCTCTCAATCAAACTTTCGTTTAACAAAGATCTTGTCGCATTCACAAATCTCAAACCATATTCCTGATTAAAAGCGTCTTCTCCACCAATGTCCTTTATCGCCTCTTCTTTCCAAGTCGTGACTTCAGCTAATGAAAATATCGATATTTCCTTATCATCTTTTATAACTTGAAAACTTTTAACAAGAGTATCAGGACATTCTGCATTATTATAGACGTATATAACCCATTTCGTTATATCTGGTATGTATTTCATTTCAACCTTCGTTTTATCACCAAATGTTTCAACAGCCTGTTTAAACACTTCATCTTTATCAAGACCACATTCCCACATTCTATGATCATTTAACCTAAAGTAAGTAACAAATCTACCAGGAACCTGATACCAATAGACTCTCATAGCTTTATAGTTATTTTTTTGTGGGTCACCAGCAGGTCTTTCAGCATCTGTTAATAATTTATAGAAAAGATTCATACCATTTGGAGTAGAAGTTATTATGATTTTCGAGTTTTCGATTGCTGATACGGTTGGGAATACTGCTGTATAATAAGGTTCTATGATATTACTTGGAATGTGTGCAAACTCGTCAAGATAAAGAAAGTCTATTGTAAAACCGATTGCTGGTGTCTTACTTCTTGCGGCTGATTTGACACGACATCCATTTTCAAAAATCATTGAACGCTGATTCCAGTTCTTTATACCAGTCTTCAAGAAAAATGGCAACTGTGTATAAATACCTTTTATTTTATCAATAATCTCAATTGTAGTTCCGGCAATGTTCGCAACAATCATAATGTTTTTATCGTTATTGAAAGTAATGAAGTGTAACATTGCTATTGCGGCGTTAATTGTATTATGACTCAATATACCATTCGTATAAAATCTATGATCTGAATGTTCAATACTCAAGTCAAACATGGATTGCTTACGACTAAACTCGGTTATCTTTTTTACGGAACAAAGACCAAATTTCGTTTGTATCAACTGACCAATTTTCAAATCTTTACAAAAAATTTGTTCGAAATTTTCACCAAAAACAATATGTATATCAGCACATTCTAAGATTAATCCATTTTCCAATTCAATTTTCCAAGTGCTGAATGGTTGAGTTAAATAAATATCAGAAGCATTGACCCATCCACTATCAGATTTAACAGATACATTGAGTTTACCAATTTGATTCAAAATCTTCTTTGATATATCATTCTCATCCAATTCAAAATTTCTATACTCATACTTTTCTATTGATCTTATTAGAAAGTAAAGAAAATTTATTATTATATTTTTAAAAAATTTAAGCATCTATCAACTATTTTCTTTTTGTTTTTTCTACGCTCACTTACCCAACTTCGATTTCTTGAGTATTCAAAAAGGATTTTTATTTATCTAAAAAATAAATAATATCATAAAAAAATATTTTCATTTTCTCGGAAAAAGTCAATCTTCTTTCCTTTGAAAGCAAATCATAATAAAGTTTTCCAATTCTCACGTCAAATTCTATTTCGTCAATTTTCAAAGAGACAATTGTATTAAAAGAAAAACACTTACCAATTTGTCTAGATGCGCATAATATTGAAAATCTGTTTTTTGTATAAAGATTTAGGACATCTTTTTGATAATCTCTTAATTTTATATTCTGAACAGAACCATCTTCGGTCTTAATCCTACAATATTTTTCAGCAAAATAACTTATATCTAATTTACATTTAATATACTCTTGAATTTCATCATCGGTCATCCTGAATGTCAGACCTGCTCTTCTAACACCAACTTCATTTTGAAACCAGGGATTCTGGTATCTTTTAACAATTATACCATCATTAATTTTGTTGGTAGTTTCTTCAACAAGTTTCGTACTAAAAACAATTTTCCTTTCTTCTTCTTCGTTTACTACTTTCTTAGCCATTCTGAGGGAACTCGAATTTTTTACATATATATAGTAAAAAAAGGCTTCTATGAGCAAAAAGGAAGAAAAGATAAATGATTTACAAAACGAATTTCAAAGAATTCAGGAGGAGAACAAAGAGTTAGATGTTAGTAAATATTTAGCCAAACGTGAAGACTTACCCGATCTTGGTGAAATCGTTATGTATGATTATGATTCTGATATAGAAGAAGCAAAAGCTCAAGGAAAAGAAGTTTTAGGAACACTTGTTGATATGTATTTGGGTGACAATCCGGTCATTGTTCAACATCCTTACATTCAAAAAAAGATGGAAGAAGATGCTCAAGTTTATGCTGACACTATCTTCTTACAGAAAATGACTAAAAAGAACTTTTTAACTCAATTAAGACAGGTTGATAATGGAGACACATCTGCTAGGATGCACGAAGTAATAAATCAATCTATTTCACAGATTCGTGATAATATAAAATTTTCTCAATCACAGCGTTCAGAATTAGAAAAATTCTATAAAGAAACTAGAAGAGATATGGGTCTCAATGAAATATCAGAGACTATGAATCAAAAGAATGTTACCGAGGAAGATAAAGAAGAAGGTAAGATATTCGACGCAAGAAATCTCAATAATATGATCGATAATTATCTTAAAAATAAAAAAGATTAATTTCTTTTATATTTAAAATTTTCAAATGCTTTAATAATATTTCCCGCTTCTAAAATAACATTAACCGAATCGAGTCGATTATATAGATTATCATTGATTCTATTAATTGTCAATTTAGGTTTGAAATCCTTCAAGTCTTCTTTAATAATTGACTTGAATCCATCAGGGGAGTTTTGGATTAGAAAATTCAAAAAGGGATTTATTTTTGTTTCTAAAGTAAGAGTATCTAGTTCAGTATCAAAAAAACTAATTTTAGAATATCTATCTAATTTTTCATCCGTAAACTTTTGACCATCAGTTTTATAACCAGTTAAATGTTGTATTAGAAGTCTTATCTTTTTATATTTTGTTTCATCACTTTCCCAATTAATTGGATGGTCTGAGATATAATAATAGTTTTTTATTTTTATACCTTCTTCTTCTAATTTTTCTATTAGTTTTTCAATAAATGGTTCCCATAATTTCTTTGTTAATTTAGAACAAATTATATAAATATCTTCTACTTTATTTTTTAGATCCATTATATTCTCCATTCTCAATTTATAATCATTATTGGATATCAATTCGGGATTTAAAAATTCTTGTAGTGATATTGCAAGATTAGCAAAGTTTGCTCCTGCAACTTTGGTTTTAATTTTTATTTGGTTGTATATTTCGGTTGGAATCCAGAATGTTTTCCCATTGAATTCAATTTTGTTTCCTTGACTTTTCCAAATTCCGGATTGCATCAATCTCATATCTGATTTTGATATTTTCATTATTGGAACATTTGGATTCGTTTTATCAACAACCCAGGCTTCGCTTGGTTCGATTTGAATTAAGGTGCTTATATCATAGAAATGTGCTTCGGACATAATTAAAATTTATTTCTTAAAAGTATATATTAAAAATAAAAAACCCACCATTTTTGGTGGGTTGAATTTTTTTATTGTATAAATTTTTTCTCGAGTGCGAATTCATAAAGTGTTGGTAGGTTCAGATATTTTAGAAATCCTTTTCTTATGTCTTCTAAATTTTTTGATTTTTGTATGATGGATTTTATTATAAATCCAAATTCTTCTTCCCAGATGAATTCCGAGTTGTTCCAACTCACTCGATAATTTTCGAGAGTTATCCATTCTAAGTCGCCACCAGTTAACCAATAGAGAGCTTTTCTGGGTTCAATTTTGTCGGGATTGATTTTGATGTCTTTTTTCCAAGTCATTTCGTCTAAATCAGTAGTTCTCATCATAAGAGCGACTGCTTCTGCTGGATCTGTTGTTATGGATTCACCAATTTCGAAAACATAATCATTTGTCGATTTAGTGATTTTAACAAAACCTTGATTCAGCAACTTGATGCTGGATTTGGATTGACGTTTTGGTCCCATAATGTTGAAGTAATTTTTTATACCGTCATCAAGTTCACACCACTGATGAATTCTCCCTGAAAATTCCCACCTTCGAGAATTCCATTTTGAAATCTTCCGTGAAATTCTCCATTTTTAAAAATGCCATAATGCCAATTTCCGAAAAAATAACCATCATGCCATATTAATGTTTTCTTCTTGATTTCGATTTTTGCATTCTCGATTTCTGCTTCTTGTATCCAGGTTAGGTTTTCCTGTTCGAGAATGTTATTGATTTTACTATTATTAGTAAATATTTCATCATTCCATTTTAATTCTAAAAAACGCATATTACAGAATTCTATTTTATAATTTTATATATTCTAAAAACAAAAATCCAAAAAATCTCAATTCCATATTTTTTTGAAATTTTTCGGACATTCTAAAATTATTAATTTATTAAATTATTTTTTTGATTGTAAATCAAGAAACTCTCTTTCTCTCGGAGTCAATGAATTCATACCTTTAGTTGAAATCTTCTCTAAGATAGAATCTAGTCTAAGAGTTTCTGATTGAATTGTCGGTTCAACCTTAACATATTTTAGTGTTTTGGTTTCAAACATTTCATCGAATAATTCTTTAACAAATTCTATTTGTTTTTCTCTTTTTCTGATAAATGCTACAATCGAATAGGTTTCTTTATCTAAGAAAATGAAATCAACGGTTGGTTTTAGATCGAAGAGCTTTTCAGCGTTGACGAGATCTTCACTGATATCATTGTCTTTTAACAGTCTTTTGCAGTTATCAAGTGTGTTGATGATTCTCAAATCTATCTTATGTAGGTTGAAAGAAAAACTTTTCATAATTTTTTTTATTTTTGAGGTTATAAAAATAATATATAAGAAAAAATATCAAGTAGTAATGCGTCACTTACAATATAGAAATGATTTTTTGAACAAAAAAGTTCAAATTGAAAAGGAAAATGTTAGAAAAAATTTCAAAAATTCTAAAATAGTAAAAGAATCAGTAACATCTGTAACAAATGACATAACCTTTGGCGGATCTCTTTTGGGAAGACTTATTAATTCGATAATTCGAAAAGCCGGAATTTATACAAAATATGCACAGATTAACAAACCTTTTGCTGATCTCAAAGCTGCGATGGATGGTTTGGTTGAATCTGCCGCACTATCACCCGATCTACAAAAAAGAACCACTATCATCACATTTAGAGCACTACTAACCCAAATTTATAATGTGGTGATTTCAAATGAAACGGTTGCTATTAAAATCACAAATCTAATTGGTGGTGGTGACGAGGGTTTGGTTGGAGAATTACTCGAGAAACTTAAAAAAATGAAAACTGAAGATTTCCCTGAAAGAGATGAATTAATTAAAAAATTAGAAAAATTTAGGGATCTATTAAAAGACTTAGTTAAAAATGATAAAATTGAGCCAGTTGAAATAGGTGAAAAATTAGAAAAAGATGAAACAAAAATTACAGAAGAGGACGCCACAAGAACTCAATTCGAATTTTACACATCTGTTAAAAAACTCTTTCAATCAATTATAGGACTTGAAGAACAAATTACAAATAAGAGAGTTATAATCGAAGGAGAAGATACTGGGAAAGCTTATATGTTGGGTAAACATAAATTGACACCAGGTGAGAATTATCAATACACAAATCCAGGAACTAAAAAAACCTTTACTGTAAAGTTAATATCAACGGAAAAAGAACTACAATCCGGACCCGATGGTAAATTCAGTAAGTCCATCGGAGTATTGAAAGATGGTAATGTTTTTGTTGTGTCAACAACTTGTTTGAAATGTGAAGGAACTGGCGAAGTTGATATACAACTGACAAAACAGAAATGGAGAATGGCTCAGAGTGAAGTCAAAAAGAAATTTGGAGAAAACTCAAAGGAATATAAAGATTTGGTTGCAAAAAATGATGTTCTTAGAGGTAAAATAAAAGATGTAGAAAAGCGTACTTGTAAAGTTTGTAATGGAAATGGAAAATTCGACACTGCTGAAGAAATATCAAAGGGAATTAAATCTGACGGAATTTCAAAACCTTTCGTAGCTAATTATAAAAATTTAAAATGGGTTCCTAAAGAGACAGAAAAAAAACCCTCCGCAGGTGGAGTAACACAACCAGTATTAGACTCGACCGAAAAACAACCAGCTTCATTCTGGAAAAATGATTTCAAATTTGAAAACCATTTTTATGAGATGGAGATGCTACCAACTGAAGAAAAAGATTTCGAAAGTTTTTATTTCTCATTATTTGGAGTGAGTTTACTAAATGAAGAGTTAAATCCAGTAACAGGTGCTACTAAACCAGGAGTAGGTGGTATATCAAAAAACACACCAGGATTTGATAAAGAACTCACAACACCAGCAGTTGGTAGAACTAATACAAACATAATAAATAAAGATGAAAAACAAGCAGTTGCGGCTTGGAAAAAAGTTCTCAGGGTTTATAATCAAAAAGATGTTAATCTTAAAGAACTATCTGCTGAATTAAAAGAAATAATTAAAACTAGCACTGTTGTTCCAGACCCAGATAAAAGAAAGTTTAAATATGAAGAATTCGATAATTCTAAATTGATTTTAATTGGAAAGGAAGTAGTCAAAAATGAGGCAACACTCGGAAAACCTATTTCTTTTGCTGAACTAATCAAGGAAAAACTTGAAATTTTAACTGTTGCTAAACATATCTCTTTATTAGCAAGAACATTACTTGGATTCAAAGATGATGTTGGGTTGGCTAGTGCTTATGGATTAGCGGGTGATCACATCAAAATATTTTTGAATGAATATGAATACCTTAAAGAACTCTATCCGGATTTAGTTGAGTATGAAAAGAAATCCGGAGAAAAAGTCGGAGTTGGTAAAGGTGTGGTAAAAGTTACGAACAAAGGTAAGAATGAAAATAGACTCAGTGACATATATGGTTATGAGAAGTTCAGAATGTTCGAAGAATTAGAAGATGAATTAGAAGATGATGAAGAAGAAGGAGGTGGAGATGACAGAGTTAAAGATGCTTGGAACAAATCTTTTGATAAAGGCGATGTTGATAAGTATATCATAAGTAAAAAGGAACAGAAGGAAATTGATGAGTTAGGAAAGGAAACAGACGCTTCTTTATCAAAAGAATTTAATATAGATGTAAATAGAAATTCAACACATAAAGATTATGTGATGAGAATCGTAAATGCTTTCGGAAGAGCATATAGATTATATGCAACTGATTATATTCCATCGGGTAGACCAGGTGGTCGTGTTTCTCTTAAAACATTCAGAGAATATAAGTACATAGGAGGAAAAGATGGTCGTGGCGGTCAATGGTCTGGTGAACAATCAACACCAGGTGAGGGCCCTTATGCAATTAAAATGATTTTCAATGCTTGGCAAGATAAAGTAACTGAAATGTTAGAAGACAATAAGTATAAGGAGATTCTACAAAATGCAAAATTTATTTATCAAGGTGCAGTAGAAGGATCTGGTAAAACTGCTGAAAGAGGTGATTCTGATAGTACAAGAAGAGAAATTAAAGTTGGAAGAAGCCTTTTTGACTTTATAAATGAAATGATAAACCCAGAAGGAGGATTCGAATCTTCTCGAAGAAAAATCATGAAAGAATGGTTTGGTGGTGTTGATGTTATAAAGGATGAGAAAGATAAGAAACAACTCAACTCGGGATATGATAATTACAACTTTAATAATTCTTTGAAAAGTGGTGGTGACGGTGAAGAAGGTCAAGTTTCTTTTTTCCCAATCGGTCATCCGAATTTCAAAAATAGTAGTTTTGGTAAAACAGCTTTTGACTTTTTCAAAAAATATGAAGATTGTTTTTTCAAAATAAAATATTTCGAAAATAAAAAACCTTTATATCTCATTGGGTATGTTTATCAGTCCAAAGGAGATAAAGTTTGGATTAAATATAATAAATCAGAGAAAGGCGATAAAGAGAGCATAATCTCAACTTATCTAAAGAATGAAAAAGAGGACTTAAAATCATTCCAAGAAAATGAGAAAATGAAATTTGAGATAGGCAAAGATTTATTCTTAGGCGCAATTAAAATGGGAGATTCTATTGATATCAGAGGAACAGCAAAAACTAAGATACAAGAAGGTAAAGTAATTGGATCAAATAAGGTAGGCACCGTTGAAGACTTAGAAATCGACTTTGAATCGATTCAAATATTAGTTAAAAATAAAGATAAAACAAATGTGGAGAAAATTGTTTTAGGAAATCCAAATTTATTATCGAAAGATATAGATACCCTAAGTAATGTTCTTTCTTCATATGCAGATACCAATAAATAAGATGAGAATATTAAAATATAAAGATTTTATTTTAGAGAAAATAATACCTCAACCAACTGATACAGCCGAAGAAGATTCAACTGTAAACAGACTAAATGACCTAGAGAAAGATATTAATGATTTCAAGAAATTCAAACCAGAAATTGAGAATATTTATATAGTCGCAAAAGATCCCAAAGATTTGAATCTTCGATTGTCGAATTTTTTCAAAAAGATAAATGCGAATGATCAAGCTAACGTGAAGTTATTTGTCGATACCTTAAAGTCTGGAAAAAAACCTAAAACAGAGTTTCCAAACCCTTTATTAGGAATATGGGCTAATTTATCAAAAAAGAAGAGAGAGATTCGAAAACTAGAAAAACAGATTGATAAATTAAAAAGGGAAATAGCTGAAGAATCGAGTAATACAGATCCTGATACGTCCGAATTATCACAAAAAGAAGTTACTCAAGATATAGAAAAACTGAAAGATAAACAAAAAGATATAAGTAGATTGGGTGAAGAAGTTAAAAAACTTGAAAAAGACGCAAAAGACAAATTGAATCTGATGAATAAAGAACTGCAGAAAGGAATTTTAGACGTGAAAAGGGAAAGAGAAGCCCAAAAAGTTAAGTCATCAGAAGAAACTAAACCAGAAAAATGAGAAAAATATGGTTTTTGGTTTTTATATATATAATAAATAAAAAATTATCTAAAAAAATATGGCAATTCAAATTGGTAAATACAAACGCCCAGGTATCTTCATAGAAGAATTCGATAATTCCATAATAACCAGTCCAACGGTTACTGGAACTTCAACTTTTGTTGCGGGTTTTTCTAAAAAAGGTCCCGTTAATACACCTGTATTAGTTCAAACACTTGCTGATTTAGAAAGAATTTTCGGTCCACTTGATAGAACTCTTGAAAGAAAAGGATCTTTTCTTCACAGAACAGTTGCGAAACTACTTGAATCAAACCAAGTATATGTGATGAATCTTCTTTCAACTTCAGATACACTTGATAAAATTGAATATAAATCTTTTTCTACCAGAAGTGACAAATCAAATGACATCACAAGAGAAGGTGCATATAGAAGATTTTTCGACACAACAGGTTTCTGGAAAAGAGACACTGAATCATTCACAAATTTAGTAACAAACGATCTTGGTGATGATGACAGACTTCTACACTTCACAAATATGTCAGATAGATATGTGACTATTTTCGCATTCAAAACTAGATTGACTGGTTATAATAGACCTCTTTTAGACTTCTACGGATCAGCTGAAAAAGTTCCACTTTATGTGAATCAATTAGATTACGCATCAGAATATATGATCGACTTAGTAGCAGTTGGTGGTGATTGGACAAATTATTCACAATTAAGTGTTGATCCAAGATGGTCACAATATTTCACTTCTACTGGTATCGATAAAAATAAATTGAGAGACTTTGTTAACGACAGAGGTGTTAATCTTCTTGCTTATTATGAAGGACTTTCACTTATTCCATTCTTCAGAGATTTGAATGGTAGAAATATTTTCATCGAAACAATCGTTAATAATGATACTGACAGAACTGGTCTTTTCTGCGCATTCAATATGGATAAATTTGAAAAAGATTATCCATCTTTGATGGTTGACCTTATTGGTAACAACCTCGTAACAACCGACGGATTAGTTGACCAGGGAATCACAACTGTTGATTTCCTATCTTATAATGCAAATCTTATTGAATTTAAAGGATATGAAGCAACACCATTAGATATTCCAGGTGGTTCAGATGGTCAAAATGTTTTTGCTTTAGGTGCATCTGTTTCAACACTTATGCAAAATGTATGGGGTGGAGAAGATAGATCAGCATTCTTCCACGAAGAATATATCAATGGAGTTGGATACAGTGCTAGTTTATTCATTGGAACAACGACATCCATCACTTTTGGGTATGATGTAACAACTGCTACAATTGGCGGTGGTTTGACAACATCCGAAGCTTATTTCATCACAAACGGAACCAAAGTATTAGTGAATGATGGTGTTCCAAACACATATACTTTTTCTTTTGCTTCTTCACAGTATTCAACAACTGCGACAACACAAAGTTACTATTCTGTTGCTTATCTTAATGCAACAACCGGTAACATTGAAGTTGCCCACAGCACTGTTGCAAATACATTCCCTTCACCATCTTCAAACGAAGACTTAGTTTTGAGTTATTTAGGGTTTAGTGCATCAGGTGGATATTTTGTGACAAGTAGTATTGCAGTAACACATATAGGTGTAAATACAACTGGTTATAATCCATTAGTTTTAGGAACTGATTATTCAATTACACAAACAACAGCCGGTACAATAAAAGTTGGATTCACCGCTACTTCAGGATCAATTACTTCTAAAAATTATGAAAAATATAGAAGAGTTAGGTTATTCAATAAGATGTTTAACTACTTCGAATCTGTTGATGCTTTGAAAGGAACTATGATTAGAGACCTAAACTCTCAAGAAAAATTCTCTTTAGAAAATTCTTCTGTCACAACATCTCAAAATTCAACAACATCAGATAAGAGTTTCACACTTGCATTGGGATTGACTGCAACTCCTTCTGATATTTTAGCAGGTAACTTAGTATTCTACAAAATTGACAATGAGTTGACTCTTGGCGAGGTTGGTTTAGAAACTAAAAACACAGTTGGTGTACCAACAGCATCTGGTGTTGTTGCTAAATATTCAGGATTCTACCAAGATTTCTATAATGGTCAAATCAATACAGCTGATTATTTCCACGGTAACCTTTTGGATCCAACATCTCCAGTGAGACTTGTATTCCAAAATGAAGGAACATTCAGTTATGTTATTGTTACAACAGGAACTGATGTTGATGATACTAAGAAGATTTATGTACCTAGTTCTACATTTAATCTAGCAGCAATACAATTGACATCAGCAAATCCAGTAGTAGTAACCGATCTAATTGACCCAATTACAGCTACTTATTATGTTCCAGGACCTTATGAGATCTATAAAACAGATGGTGTTGACGTTGTAAATGAAGATTTATCAAATGTTAAATTCATTTGGGATGCTGATAAGAAACATTATCTTAAAATGTATTTAGATTCTTCAGAAAATCTATTTGTCGATTTCACAGATTCATCTTTAGCTACATCAGAACAAATTGATATTACAAATGATTCTCAATTTGAAGTGTGGTCTAATAAACTAAATTACAAACAAACTATCGAAATCGAGCAACCAGCAGGTTATACACAAGTTGCTAATAAGATTTTGGTTAAAGGTTCAAGATATACAGAAGTTAAAGTTGGTGATTTCTTAGAGGCTCAAGTTGATACAACTCCAGTCGCTGGTGAAAAACCAAGAAATCTTACAAGAATTCTTTCTAAAAGATCATATGCAGCTGACACAACTCTTGTTGAAATCACATGTGATGCTGCTATTGAAAAATATGCAGTTGGAACAGACCTTCAAACAATGAGATATACTTCAATTGAAGATTATGTTTCAACATATAAAGGTATTTCATTGAGAGGATTTAGAATGAGAGAAGCTTCAATGCCTGATGGAACAGAAGCAAGACAAACTGCAATTCTTAATTTGATCGCAAAAGGAACAACTTTGGCAAAAGCATTAACAAATAAAGAAGCTATCGACTTCAGATATGTTGTTGACACATTTGGTCTTGGTTTAACCGAGAGATCTAAACAACAGTTAGTTGATCTTTGTGGTGACAGATTAGATTGTTTTGGTTTCTTGAATATGCCTTCTATGAAATCTTTCAAGAATTCAACTTCACCATCATTTGTAGATTCTGAAGGTGTTGTTCAAACATCATTTATAGCACAAGGTGGTGATCCAGAATCAAGTCCAGCTTTCTTATATTCATTTGGTGATGGTAGAGGTGTTTCAAGTGTTGGATATTTCACTCCATACCTTATTGTAAATGATAACGGAAGACCAACAGACGTTCCACCAGCTATGTTTGTAGCTAACACATATTTGAGAAAATTAAATTCAAATGCAAGCTCAATCGTTCCTTGGACAATCGCTGCGGGTGTTACTAACGGTAGAATTGTTAATATTGCGGGTATTGAAACAAACTTCTCATTAGAAGATATTGAGAATTTGAATGGAGCTCAAATGAATCCAATTGTATTCAAACGTAATAGAGGTTATGTTATCGAAACTGAAAATACAGCTCAAACTCTTTACAAATCAGCTCTTTCTTATATTCACGTTAGAGAGGTTCTTATCGAACTTGAAAGAGAGTTATCATCAATGTTGTTAGACTTCCAATGGAGATTCAATACTCCTGATGTGAGAGCCGAAATCAAGTTGAGAGCAGATATCATTTGTGATAAATATGTAAATAAAAATGGTTTATATAATTATTTCAACAAGTGTGATGAAGAAAATAATACAAATGAGATAATTGATAATCAGATTGGTGTGTTGGACACTTATGTCGAACCAATTAAGGGAATGGGAATCATTGTAAACAATATCACTGTTCTTAGAACAGGAGCTATTCAAGCAGGTGGTTTTATCATCCCATAAGATTAAATCTTAAAAGGAAGTAAAAGAAGAAGTTGAAAAACTTCTTCTTTTTTTTATATAGAAATAGGAAAAACAGATACATATTTAGAATGCAAGAGCTTAACTATGAAGATTTCAAGAAGGAAGATCCTAGTGGGAAGATGTCAAAAGAAAGTTATATAATCAAAAATTTTCCCGATCATTATGAATCAATAAAAGACTTCAGTGATAAAAATGAACTTTCTGAAATTCCCTTCAAGGAAAGAGTTTTTCTTTTTTTGAATAATATTCATTCTGTTCCAAACTGTAATAATTTAAATTGTAATAACAAAGTTAAGTTCAGAAATTCGACAATAGGTTATTTGAAATATTGTTCAAATAAATGTATTTCTTCCGACCCTGAAATTAAGAAATTAAAAGAAAATAAATCATTTGAAAAATTTGGAACAAAAGCACCTGCCCAATCTCAATTAGTTAAAAATAAAATGATTAAAACTAATAATGAAAAATGGGGGGCAAATTCACCAATGTGTTCTGAAGAAATTCAAGAAAAATCTAAACAAACACTTCAAAAAAATTGGGGAGTTGACAATCCGAATAAATCAGAAGAATTAATTCAAAAAAGAATAGAATCATTTAAGTCCAATATCGAAAGTTATAAAGTAAATTACAAGAAAACAAGTTTAGAAAGATATGGAGTTGATCACCCTTGGAAAAGCAAAGAGATACATGATAAAACTATTGAAAAGTTTTATGAAAGTTACAGAAAAAGAATTTTAGAAAAAATACAAGATACGAAATTTGAATTTGTCAAATTTGATAAAACCGAAACTACAAATTTAATATTTAAATGCCCGGATTGTAACTCAGAGTTCTTAATTAACACACAACAATTTTATTTTAGAAGAAACAGCAATATAAGCATTTGTACCAATTGTTTTCCCATCTCCGAGAATATCTCAATTTCACAAATAGAATTATATAACTTCATAAAAAGTAACTATCAAGGAGAAATTTTACAAAATAACAAAAATATAATTTCTCCTTATGAAATTGATATTTTTTTACCCGAATTAAATTTAGCCTTCGAGTTTAATGGTGTTTATTGGCACTCTGAAAAATTTAAAAAAAGTGACTATCATTTAAATAAATTTAAACTTTGTGAAGAAAAGGAGATTAAACTTGTGAATATTTGGGAGGACGACTGGAGCATAAAACGAGAAATTTGCGAATCTTTCGTGTTAAACAAACTTGCAACTTCTAAGAGAATTTGGGCAAGAAAGTGTTCCATAAAAGAAGTTGATTCAAAAATATCTAAAAGATTTTTAGAGGATAATCATTTTCAAGGTGATTGCAAATCATCAGTTAGAATTGGTCTTTATTTTGAAGATAAATTAGTTTCATTGATGACCTTTTCTAAACTTAGACTACCACTTGGTGGTAAGAATAAGAAAGATTATTGGGAATTGACAAGATTTTGTAATTTGAATTTTCATGTTATTGTTGGATCCGCTTCAAAAATTTTGAAGTATTTTATAGAAAATTATAAACCAATAGAAATACAAACGTATTCTGATAATTTAATTTCTTCTGGTGACTTATATCAAAAATTGGGATTTACTTACCAACACACTTCAAAACCTGGATACTGGTGGGTCATCAATGGCACAAGACAACACAGGTTTAACTGGAGAAAAGACAAATTAAAAAAGTTAGGTGCTGATATGAGTAAGTCAGAAAGTCAGATAATGGAAGAAATGGGTCATTTTAAGTTGTATAATGCTGGTAATAAAAAATGGATCTTAAATCCAAAATAATTTATTTATTGTATAAACAAAATATTTTGAAATATATATAACATGAAATTCATGGATTCAAAACATGAATAAAAAAAATAACTTTTCAAAATTGTATTTACAAAATAAAGATCTATTTTCTGAAATAGTTATAAGCAAACATCTTGGAAAACTCACACCTAAAGCAAAACTCATGCTTGAAATATTAGCCAAGAAAACCATCAAAAAGATGCGTTATTATAATGAGGACGACAGAAAAGATTGTTATCAAACAGGATTATTAGATATGTTTTCTGGTTGGCACAATTTTAATGATGAGAAGTCTGATAATGCTTTTGCTTATTTCACAGAAATATTTAAGAGGGGAACGGCTCGTGGATATAACGAGTTATACAAAAAGAAGGGAGATTCTGAGCACAATATAAGATTGATTTCTATAGAATCTTCGAATGATGGAATGGGTTTACACTCAATATGAAAAATTTTAAAAATTTTCGAGGGGCACCTAAATATAGAATATATATTAAATAAAAATAACGTATGAATATGTCAGAAAATAAACAAAACTTATCAGAAGAGGAATATTTGAAAAGACACTTAGAAGGACTTGAAGGGAAAAATAACACACAACAAACTCAAACTTTCAATCAGCCTAAAGTTACAATTGATAATACAAGGGTATCGGATCTTCAATATTTTGCATTTGATATCAAAGAATTTCCTTGTGGAATATTCTATCCACCGGGTACAACTATTCAAGTAAGACCAGCGCAAGTTAAAGAGATTCAAGCATACTCTATGGTTGATGATAATAATTTTTATGACATCGTTGAGAAGATGAATGATATGTTGGCTTCTTGTGTAAGAATTAAATATGTAGATGGAAGAGTTGGATCTTATTTGGAATTGAAAGATCCGGATAGATTTTATTTGATTTTCTTAATCAGAGAACTAACATTTCAACAGGGTAGTTCACTAACTACAAATTCGGTTTGTTCTTGTGGATCGGAAGTGAATTTAGAACTTAAAAGGATCAATTTCAGAAACTATGAAACACCTGAGAAAATTGAGAAATTTTTTGATCCTGCAACACTTTCATTTAGATTTACAATTAAAAACGGAAGAACGTTTCATTTAGCACCACCAACAATTGGTCTTCAAAAAAGCTTTACTGAATACATCATTAAGGAAAATAACGAAAAAAGAAAGCCTAATCTTTCATTTTTGAAAATCATACCTTTCTTATTGGTTGATAGATCATCTATCACAATTGAAGGAATCAAGGCAAAATTGACAGAATATGAGAAACTAGATGATATTTCATTTCAGTTTTTGAATTCAGCTGTTGAAAAGATGACTTATGGTATACAAAAATTGAAGAAGAATTGTGGGGTGTGTAATTTGGAGGTGCACACCGACATGATATTTCCCAACGGACCGTCAGCTCTTTTCGTTGTTCATGACGCATTTGAACAGTTTATTGAAGAATAAACTTCTTTTACAGAAAAACTATCATCTACAAGAATGGGCTATTGATGATTGGCCTTATTGGTTACTAGAAGAGAACATCAAAATAGTTAACCAGTTGACTGATGAAGAAGAAAAACAAAAAAAGAGGCAGGAAGACGAACAGGGATCAAGTATGCCAAACTTTAATCCATCTTCCTACATGAATAATATGAGCAATATGGCAAGTAAATTTAAAAGATAAAAAAAAACCCAATCTTAAAAGATTGGGTTTTAATATTTTTAAGGGTAAACTGTATAAGGAAGAACTCCATTAGGTACATTACCATTAGTTCCGTTGATATCATCAATATATTCATCTGTCCAGTAATCTGCTACAAAGTCAGCTTGTAATGAGTGAATCTCAGAACTTGACCAATCTGGTTCAGTCCATCCAGAAACTGCTAAGAGCTGAGCATTATTATAAGTGATTCTTCTTAGAACAACACCTCTTTTGTCGTGCATATCGAGAATAACTGTTCCAATCATGTCTCTCTTATAGTTCATCGTACCTGTATTGAAGTTATAAACTAAATCATACCATGCTTTCAATACGTTCCAAACTTCAACATTAGAATTAGTATTAACATTCACGTTAAAACCAATATTAAATTCAATGTGTGTTTTTGAAGGCATTGTTGCGAAAGCTCTTGTTGATGTTTTATATCTTTGTTCTTTCACCTCGATTTTTTCAGAAAGTGCCAAAGACGAACCCATCTTAGTAGCTTGTTGAATCAACAATAATTGTTGACCGCTGTATTGTTGCAATGCTACTGGTAAGTTTACTGTAACCTCAAAAAGGTTTGTGTAGAACGGTTCCTGTGGTTCTGCACCTGGACCTGCTTGCTGACCTGTAACAAGAATATTAGAAAAATGTGGTAATCCTCCTGCCATAACTAAGTTATATTATTTTTTATTTAATTGTTTAAGATAACAATTATAAAACTATATATTAAATTTTTTTATCTCTTTATTAATTATATATTTAATTCCAAAAGTCATTTTTTTCTATTAATTATTAGAGTTCAACTATTTAATTTTTCTATACTATATATATTAAATTTTAAAAATATCATTATGAGTAAAATTTTCTTGATCGGCGATAGTCATGTTGGACTTGGATATCCTAATTCAGTAGATAAATGGTTTAATATACACGAACAATATTTTTCAGAATTTCTGTTACCTCTTTTAAAAAAAGAAGTTAGAGAAGGTGATATTATAATACATTTAGGTGATTTCTTTGATAATAGAAATATCTTACCAATCAACATTCTTAATTTTGGAATGAAGGTGATTGAAGATATTTCTAATATTGCACCTCTACACATTTTAGTTGGAAACCATGATTGTTGGCACAAAAGTTCAAGTGAAATTAACACTTTAAGACCATTCAAATATATACCGAATGTTCATATCTATGAAGAACCTACAAAAATACATTTCAATGATAAGTCAATTTTGATGCTACCTTTTATTGAAAAAAAGAAACAACAAATTGAGATGATGAAAAAATTCACCGGATGTGACTTTCTTTTCTGTCATTCTGATTTGAATGGCGCAAAAATGCACTTGACTTCTGTTGCACATAAAAATAATGATAAAATAGGAATTGAAGAGTTTTCTGGGTTCAAAAAAGTCTTCTCCGGGCATATTCATCTACAACAAGTTAATAAAAACTTCACTTTTGTAGGATCGACATTTGAAATGGATAGAAATGATTTAGGTAACCAAAAAGGAATCTATATTTTAGACACCATTGATAACTCAGAAGAGTTTATACCAAATGATATTTCACCTAAATTCAAAAAAGTTTGGATTAAAAACGAAGAAGACATACTAACACTTGATACAATTTCAACAAAGGATTTTATTGATTTAAAAATATCAAATTCACTTCTAATCAACAACAGGAAATTTAGAAGAAAGTTAGAGATGATTCTTGAAACTGGAAACTTCGCTTCAGTTGAATATTTAGATGATATAGTAACAGAAAGTGCAGATGTAAAAACAGTAACTGATGAAATCACAGAAGAAGAATTGAAGAGTGGTGTGATTCCGAGTATTCAACTTGAGTTTGGTGAAATAATAAAAGAATATATCAATAATCAAAAATACAATTCAGATAAAATAAAATCAGGTATTTTAGATGAATTTGGAAAAATAATAGATGTTTATAATCAGAATTTCAAACACATAGAAAATTAAAAAATGGATTTATTCTTTTTCGACATTGAGACTTGCGGTTCTTATCCAGACTTTCAAACCTTCAAAATAGAAGATGAAAGAGGATCTAAACTTTTTGAAAATAAATTTGAAAAAATGTGTTGGTCTGAAAAATATTCCAATATAGAAGAAGCTTATCTCGATAATTCAAGTATCATTTCAGCATTCGGTAAAATCTGCTGTATATCATTTGGATTTATTGCTAATACAGGCAACTATCAAATAAAATCTTTTTATGGTAAAGATGAAAGAGAAATTGTTGAAAATTTTAATGACCTATTAAAAAAGATTGAAACAAAAAATTTCAATCTTTCGGGTTTTAGAATATCACATTTTGATATTCCCTGGATATTACACAAGTTACACAAATATGGAATAAAACCAGCCAATATCATTTTACCCTACAGTAAAAAACCTTGGGAAATGAGAATAGTTGATATGTTTGAAGATTGGAAAGGTAAGTTTGCTTGGTCACCATCTTTTGAGGAGATGTGTTATGAGTTAGATATAGAATCACCAAAAAAAACTATGAACGGTTCTCAAGTTCATAGTTATTATTGGAGTGATAAATTAGAATCAATTAAAGATTATTGTGAAAAAGATATTTTAGCTTGTATAGAGGTTTCTAAAAAGATTTATCTAGAATAATTTGGTTTTCTACCTGAACCTTTTCCTCCTTTTTTCTCAACAGATCGTTTTCTCGCAACAGAAGCCTTCTTCGATTTCTTAGTCATTTTGGCAGCTACTCTTACTTTTCTACACTTAGGATATCCACCTTTGGAAGCGTCATCTCTACCACAAGGCGGGTGACTTCCATCTGGATTAGTTTTAGAAATATCAACCCACTTTTCTTTAAACCATTTATCGAGACCACCCTTGGTGCCCGCATAAGGTTTTTTTGATTTTTTCTTTTCGTTGATTTCCTCACAATATTCATCAAACTTTTTGATTTTAGCCATGATTTATCTTCTTTTATTTTTTCTCTTCTTAGCCTTTCTCCATTTTCCACCTTTAGCTTTATATCTCTTAGCGGCAGCTCCACAAGCATAAGCTGAAGGCCAAACATCATATCTTTCTTTTGCCCAAGCTTTACAAGAAGACCAAAGTGACTGGTCTTTTGCTACATTCTTTTCGAGAAATAATTCTATTCTCTCATTTTTTATTTCCAAACCAAGACATTCATCTATGTTTTGCTTAACGAGTTCTAAGGCTTCGTCTATACTATTTATTTTAATTTTATAAGATTTTTCAGAAACATTTTCACCATATTCGTCAGTACCTTCGGCAATAAATTGAATTTGTAGATTATTCAAGTCGATATTCCACTGTAAGTTTAGTTCGAGTTCATTTTTATAAAGACTAATAAAAAGATTGCCTTTTTTTGATTGATTTATTTCCTCGGCTTGCATTTCCCAATTGAAATCTACTCCAACAGGCAAACTATTTTTAATTTCTGATAATTTCTTTTCTATATTATTATCATCATTTATAAAGTTTTCAAAAAGTTTTAGATATTTCATATATTAGAAATAATTTTGTTCAAAGTATAAAACTTGGAATTTATCATTATGATCAATCAAATTCAAGGCATTTATGTAATCTGAATATTCAGATACTTCTCCGTTTTGAATGTCAACATATTTCTGAACAAAATTAAATGTTGCTGGATGCACACCCAAAAATGATTGTTGATCTTTTGAATATTTCATCAATAAATTATATTCTAACACATAAGCTTTATTTATAATGTCAACTAAAGATGCAAATTCTTGAACAGTTTCTACTTGAGGTATTGTCGGGATTGTATTCCATTGAGTTAAATAATCTTGAAGACCTTTTGAGTGTTCTAATTCACCAGCAGCTTCTGATTCGAAAAATTGAGTAGCTTTTTTGTAGTTTTTATCTTTACACCAGTTAGCAGCATTTCTATAAAAATAGTAAGCTGTATATTCATCACCAATTCTTTCATTTAAAATTGAAATTACTTGCTCTGGTAATGTTTTTAATGATACTAATCCGTTAGACTTAGTAGTCTGAATATCTTTATTTTCAGATTGTTCTTTGATAAATTTTTTGATTTGCATATCTTTAATATTTTTTTAATAAATCTATATATTAAATTAGAATTATTATAATTTAATTAGTTTTATTTTTAAATCTCCTCTACCTTTTATTATTCTATGGAATATTTCTTTTGGTATAAAAATCTGATCTTCTATCTTTTTAGGTAACTCATCATCTAATTGAAATAACCAATCTGTTTCTTCAAGAGGTTCAATTATTCTATCCTCACCATCACGATGCCATAAAAAATCTGAGGAATCAGTATCTTGACTAAATTCTCTTATGTAGATATTTTCTTCTATCTTTTGTTCTTTAAATGGTAATTCCATATCTTTTTTATATTTTACCAATAACCGGAAGTACGACCTTTCAACAATCCATATCTAGGGAGAACACATGACCAGTAACCAGGCGTCAATTTAGCTCCAGGTTTTCCGACCTTTTCAGCACATCTATGTCTCGCTGCAAAACTTTTTCTAGCACCAGGACTTGATGCCTTTGTAGTTAAACCACCCTTTTTATCTCCGAAATGAACCACTTTCACTCTATCTGTTTTTGGATTCATCACATAAACTTTGTATTTTTTGGGTCCTGAACTGCGCATTGGTTTATTGATTTTGACTTTTCTACCTCTATATTCAGCTTCATTTATTTCATCAATTGCTAACATTGGTAAATCTAGTGGAACTAACTCACCGTTATAATATGCGAACTGACCTAAATCAGTTTCGGAAAATAACTCTTCGTCTAAACCATTTAATTTGATTTTGCCGCTATCCCAAAGGTTACGAGCCTCCATCATCAAATTATAAAAAGACTTCGAGTAGGGTCTAAATATAGATTCAGAGATAGAAACATTGTTATCTACATGATATTTCAGATTCTCACTTATTGGCGTAAAATCATCAAACAGTTCTATTTTTTTCATATTTTAAAAAATTATATTATTCTTATATATTAAAAAATAAATGCTGAAAGTAAACTCAATTTTTAATATATAATTAAAAGTTTTTAAGAATAAATGCAATCATTAGTATTCTTTAATAAAGAAGGTGATAATTATAATTTCAGGTGGAGACCTGGTGACGAAAGATGGGAAGGAAACTTAATCTTTCATGAAAATGGAAATGACACTTTCAAAACAATTGGTATATATATGTTCGAAAGAGTCGAAGCTTTTGAATATGAAAATCCTGGTGTCTTAAAATTACAGAAATTTCAATTGTTCAACGAATATAGATTCAACTATACAGGTAGTCCATATTCAGAGGAAGAGGTAATCAAGATTGAACCAGTGAATACTGATCCTACATTTTTCTCAAAATGGGTCTATGGTAAAGATTTTGAGAAAAAATTTCCAATCGGTAGTCAGGTATATTTCGAAAATCCAATTTTCGAATTCAGTACTTCAAATCTTTCTTATACAGTTATACAAACAAAGAAGAATGCAATTTTGATTATTACTTCAGTTGACAACAGAAGATTTATAAGTCTTTATGGCGCTCAACTCGGTCTTACAAGTTCTTATACAAACATCAAAATAAGTGGTTTGAACTCAATTGGCGTTTATAATTATGTTGATACACAATTAAATCCTCTTCTTAGTGATTGGTCCGAACCAGATTTTTATGACAGATATTTTAATGGTAGAAAAATAAATATCGTAAACACAGAGAAAAATGATGGTATCTACACAATCAACAATATTGATGTTTACGATAAAGCATATTCGAGATATGAATTGAATCTAAATCAATTCACACAAAGTCAGAATTTGGCAGTTGAATTAATTTTAAAAACTGATCTTCCTGTTGCATATATAGGTGGTTTGGATATAGTTGGCAATAAAATAAATTTTAGTGATACTATACCACTTACGTTAAAACCAGGAACAGAAATTGTTCTAGCTCAGTCAACACAGAATACGAATCCGGTTAGAATTGAACCAATTCCAAATTATAGAAGTCTATCGAATGAAACTTTTTTCGCAACTGGTTCTCAAGTAATATGGCAAAATAGAATATATGAAACTATTCAATCATTTACTTGGTCACCAGATAGTAGCAATTACGATCCATTTAATCTACCAACACCAGATAATACAAGTCTTTGGGGAGAACCAACTTATTTAACAGTTAACACTCAATTGATAAATGAAACATTTATCTTGACAGAAATTCATTTAACAACTAATAAGTTATACTATATTACAAACTTCACACAAAGTTCTCTTACAACTATGGGTTCAGCTGTTGAGACATATGCAGCTGATTTGGCGTTCTTCAATGTGGACTTTTATTTGGAAAACTCAATTCTTTATGCTGACCTCGTTTATCCGAGCCCATATGCAATTGTAAATTATTATCTTTTCACACAATCTAACACAACAAACTTCGGAACAGTTAGCTCCGGATCTTCAAAAATAATCTACGAACAAAATGTAGGTGTGTTAGAGGAATTGAAACCAGAAGTTAATGAAGATATCTGTGAAAATTTCAGTTATAACATAGTATTCACAGATTTGGACGAATATGGTTTGAAAATAAGAATCAATGGACAGGAATATGAAGAGCAGATAGATTTTATTTATGTTGGTCTATCAGTCGATTTACCAAGAACCATTGATAGAACTCTTAGAAATTGGCTATCCGAACACTACACAAGACTCGTTTCACTCGGAATTTTTTCAACACTACAATATGTTGGAGGAGCGAGTTCAATCTATTATAATTCAATAAACTTAAGCACTGAATATCCAAATGTTCCTCTTCAATTTGAAGTTAAAGTAGGAACAACCGCAGACTATTATATCCAACATTCTGACATAATTTTCTATGACATGTCTAATTATCTCAACCTAACAATCAATGATAGAAGTTATGGACAACCAGTAAATGTGATTGGTGGAACAGCAAATATTGTAGAAGCTTTAGAAAATTGGGTAAATGAGTATTCAACAGAATTAGACGATTGGGGCATTTATGTATCTAATGTAAATCAAAAATTAGAATTTAGAGTCAAAAGACAAAATCAAAGAGTAGATTATGTAATAAGCGTTGGTAAATCAAGTTTACCCGGACTAGATTTATTCAAAGTGGAAAGAAAGATGTTGGGTAAATTTGGAGCACTTATGACTTCTAATGCAATAGTTTTACCAGATGGTGGTACTCCTTCATTTGAGGATAATCCTTTTGCTACTGGTCAAATTGTTACAATCAACAATACTTCTTATCCCTATAATAATCAAGAATACAATATTTTATATCTAGGACCATATCACTTAGTTTTGAGTTATGAAGGTCCTTTCTGGGGAACAACCGACCCAAGATGCGATGTGTCACCATATGTTACAATTGCGTTCAACACAGGGTTCGGAGCAACAGGATGTGTTCCAGTAATTGTTCCAACTGCTTCAATTGGTGGTAATTTTAATTTACAACAATTCACACAGTCGTTCAGTTTGACGAATTTAACATTAAATACATATTCATTTCTCAACTATCTTCTACCTGGCAATTCAAATATTGTAGATATAATTTATTTGAGAATTTCCGGATCAATGTATATTTTGGGAGACTCGATTAGTGTGGTTGATGCAAGTTCTACTCTACTATTAAAAACAATAACTTTACCTGGTTTATCAACCGCAACATCGAAAATTTTCAAATGGAATAGTTTCAACAATTATTTGTATTGTTTAACGAAAAATAAATTATATGTGATCGATCCGGTTATAAATGATTTAGTTTATTCAATAACATTAAGTTCAGACGCAAATAGTATTGAGATTGGTGATTCTAATGGAGATGTTTTTGTTACCTATGACAATGCTCAAATAGTGGATATTTGGTATTTCAACAACTTTACTTCAGTTCCATCCAAAACAATAAATCTTTCTGGATTTGGGAAAGGATTAGTTTACAACCCAAGTGAAAATGATATTTATCTTAGTCAAGATGACAATAATCTATTGAGAATAGATTTGACCGGAAGAACAGTTTTTGCAACTTATTCAATCACTGGATTGAATCCAGAATTATTTTATGATTCTATAAATTCTTCCGTTTATTATTTCGACTCAGTTGGATTAAAAAATATTAATAATAATATCACTGTTCCGGTTTTTTCAGGAACGTCAAGTTTTAAAAGCATTGCATATAATCATAACTCTGGGGTTTTTGTAGTTTCACAAAATACGAAGCTATCACAGATTACATTATCTAATACTTTGACCAACACTTTCACAACGACCAACTATGGTAACTTAGCTGTAAGTAATTATGACGAAAATACATATTTACCATCAATAACTAATCCAGTTGTTTTTATACTCGATAAACAGAATTCAAATGTTGTGAGGGCTCAGACTGTTAATAGTCCAGTATCGAAGATGATATTTGATCCTGAGAGAAATTCTATGTTTGGAATTCAACCCGGAACAAATACACTTGTTGAAATTTCTGTTGTTCTTGCTGATGTTTATGAGCAGTTATTAGCAACATTCTCAAATAATTATAACAATCAACTTGGAACGTTAGGTCCGGACTATATTCCACATCCAGACTTGTGGTTGAATACGAGAGAATATTTGAGAAAACCTAGAGAGAATTATAATGATGAACCATTTGTTAAATATTTATGGAAATGGGAGACTGATGAGTATCCGCAAATGTTTCTTTTTGATTTTAGTGGTGACCAACTTCCTATATCAGGTTCTTATGCTTATACGGGAGCCAAACCATTGGATTTAGTGACATTAAATAGAAATCCTAATAGAGATATTACAAAAGTTTCCTTACCTGAATACCAACAAACTATCTTTGATGAGATTGTGACTGAACTTGTACATGTTGACTCTGAGACTGACTTAACATTTGTACCAGAACCTTTACAAACTTTTTTAGGATTCAGAAGTGATGATGAGGGAGTTTTAACATCAACACTGTTGTTGATTAAAAGAGAAGATATTTCATTTACAATCACACCAACATTAACAAACAATGATATTATAGAATTCACAACAACTACATCTGGAGAATTCTATGGTATAATAAAATTGGATTTGAATTCGACCTCTCTTTTCACCTACGATGCAAATGGGGTTCCAAGAGGATTGAAACCGGGTCAGATGATTCAAGTAACAATTACCGATATAACAAATGTCAGAACTAAATTTCTTTCTCAAAACAATGGAAGAACATTTAAAATTAGAAGAATTAGTTCAAGAGAAATTCAGGTAGATTTTATCGATTTGATGATTACTGAAAAAAATGTTATACAAAATTATCCAACAAACGGAAGCACAACATTTTTGAGTGTTAAGATTTCGGTTTTAGATGCAACTATTGGTAGGTTTACTGTTTATGGACAAACCGAGATAGAAGACATAAGATATAAAGTTGAGCTTTCAAATACAGGACACTTAATTGACCCGGATGATGTTTATATCTTCAAGCCTTACGACATAAATGAACAGGGTATAGATTGGACTTATCTTAACAAGAAAAGGAAGGAGATGTTGATGGTGAGAAATGACATATTTCCGTATGTCGGATCATATAAGGCAATTATAAACGCGATTAATTATTTTGGATATAATGATTTAGAGTTGTATGAATATTATAGAAATGTCAATATTTCATCTCCAGACTTTTTCAAACTTTATAAAGTTGAAATTCCTGATATTTTTGATAATAGTGTAGCTGGATGGAAATCAAACGATTTTATAAAACACCTGTTACCAAATAGTAATTTTGAACTGACTAATTTATTTAATCTAACATTCAAAATTACCGATAAAGAAGGTAATAATGTTCTACAATATTCACTGAATGAGGTAATTTTAAAATTACAAGGACTAAAATATTGGCTACAAAGAAAGGTAATTCCTATTACACATAAAATATTAGATATAACTGGTAGAGCGGACTGGACTAACACAACCGGAATAACACATAGAAATTATGACGTTAAGATATTAAACGTAAGACAGTCTATGACGCCGATAGATTTTGTTTTATCTGAAGCGTATTTGATGCCGGTAAATAGTGGAAGTACAGTTTATACTTGTGTAGTTGATTTTTATTACGCCATCGAAGATGAATTACCAGATTCATTTGACATTTGTATAAGAACTTATAAGACCTATAGAGAATGGAATCCATTTACAACATATAATATCGGAGACAAGGTTTCATATTTTGATGATATCTGGGAATCCAAAATTAGTAGAAACAGATTGAAAAATCCAAGAAAGTACGAAAACGCACCAGATTGGTCAACAGAAACAAATTATCTTTTAGGACAATTTGTGGCATATGACGAGTTTATTTATCAATATATCGGCACTCAATCCTCTTTCTCACAATCCGGAACTTCTTCAAATCTGTTAACACCACTTGCTGATATTACTACGAATGGTTCTTTAGCAAGTTGGATGGATAACACCGAATGGAGAAAAATCGAAATAGAGCCTGTTCAGACCCTAAAAGAATGGAGAAATGATTTGAACTCATATAATTTTACGATAGATTCGAATATAGATCCATTCGTAGTGATTGAGGTCACAAGCGATAATGGTTATGGTCAAATCTTTACACAAAAGAAAAACTATGAAATAAGGGGGTTGAATGATTTATTCACAGGATATGAAGGTGAGAAAATTGAACCATTCACTCCGATTACACAAATTAAAAGTCCGGTTGTTACGATACTGGGTTCAGTGCAGACCAGTAGAAATCCTAGTCAACTTTCTAATTCACCAAGTATCATTTTCCCATAAATTAAAAAATCCTCTCTTAAAGAGAGGATTTTTTTTTATTAAGCTGATTGTGTTTCAGTTGTTGAATTTGTTATCAACTCAGGGTCAAAAGAAGCAACCCAGTCTTGAATTTCTTTAGAAAGGTTTTTCGCGGTCGTATCGTAATAACCGATAACTTTTGAAATAGAACCAATTCTTCTAAGAACTTCAGCAAAACGGTAAGAAGCATGACTTAAACCTTTTACTTTATATTTAGAAATTAAGTGGTAAATATAAGTAATTTCTGTAGCATTTGTTTGATAAGATTGTAAGAAATTCTCATCTTTGTTAGTTCCAACATTTCTCCATGTTCCCAACATATCTGTTAATTCGATTGCAAAGAATACTGTGTTTACATCATAATCCATTTTCTCAATCAACAAATCAGTTAAGAATTGATATTGTTTTTTGTTTAGATAGAATGTATATTTACAGTTTCTGAGAATTGAAGCATATTCATCCCAAAGTTGAATTGCATTTGCATATAGTCTGTCTTTTACTTCATCTGATTCTCCTTCTCCATGATTACTTCTCATGAAGTTCTCAATTTCAGTAATTTTAGAGTCTAATGCCATCTCAGTTGAGAAGTCGACTAGTCTGTATTCTTGTTCTTTTTCAAAGAAAGAAAGACTTGGCTTAACCACACTTGTTTCAAATTGATTTTTTTTATCCATTTTTGTTTAAATTATTTTTATTAAATTATGAATCCTTCTTCTTGATCCTGTTTTTGCTGAGCGTAAAGTTCTTCTACTTTATTAGCCTTAGCAATTTTTTCAATACCATATTTGTTAATAAGACCAGAAAAAGTTGTTAAGTCTGGTTTCACTAAACGAATTTTTCCAGTTTCGATATTAGTTGTTATTTTATCAATTTCTTGTTCAATTAGAATTTCAACCGACTCATCATCAAATACACTCATTAGGTCTTCGTTGATTGTTACAATAACATCTTTGCTCAGAATGAATGAAAATTGATCTGCTAATTTAGAAATTTTGATAAGTGATTTTTGTGTCTCAGAACCTACAAATTCGAAATTCACATTGATTGAGAAAGCTTTTTTGTTATAAACTTTCATGAAAGTGTCGATTGTATCTTCTGATAAAAAATAGAATTTACTCATATTAAAAGAATTTTTTATATTATAAAATTAAAAAATTAAAAAGTTTAGAAAATTAGAAATAAAAGAGTAATTAGAGAAATTAGAGAAATAGAAAATCCACAAATGTAAAGATTTCTCAAAAAGATATGTGACTTGAATAGAGAGAATCCAAAAACAACAAGATAACTATACTTATCAACTTTCTTTACCTCATAATAATCATATAATTCCAGTAGACCCAAAGAGTTTAGATACGTTGAAATTTTGGAAGAATATTCCGTTACGGAACTACGAGCTAAGTTATCAATATCAGACTTTCTCAGATTATAAGGTTCTTCAATAAGAGTAGGGGGAATATTTATAACTGTATAAAGACGACTCGAAGTATCAACTCGAGTATTGAAATTTTGAAGTAGTTCTTCTCTTTTTGACTTTACGGTTTTACTCCAAAACCGAAATAGTGAAACTTTTTTAAAAAATGAAATTTTTTTCATGTGATTTATATTTCTTTAATCACAAAAAGTTTATCTTTTCTTCTTTAAATCTATATCATCGCTTCTAATTTCATCGACATATTTAGATAGGTTATCATTTGAGTTTACAAGTTCTTGCATTTTCATGTCTATAGACTCCATCACACCGAATAAATCAGATATCGTTTTTTCGGGAGCCCTCTTTTCACCACCTCCACTTTTGACACCAATACCTGACTTTAATTCTTTACCTGGTTTTGATTTTTCGGTTTTACTTTCTAATTCATTGATTACATCCACAAAAATCTTAGCTTTGTCCTCGAGAGCGTCCATCATTTCTTTGAATTGATCCGAATCCATTAAAGACATTAGAATTATTGAACCAGTCAAACTTCTCAGTGCTGTAAGTTTTTCCATGTCTATCTTTTCTAATTCAGTGCTCAATTTGCTAACACCCTTTGCTAATTCTGAATAACCTTTCGACATCTTTTCTAAACTTGAAACTGCGGTTGAGACTTTAGAATAATCAGTATCTGTTGAACTCAAATAATCAGCTAAAGAGATATACGTTCTTATATTCTGATCAACGTTTGTCATCCAATCCGGTTTAATATTTGACGTGATTTTTGAAATATAAGAAAATCTTTCAGCTGTGAATTTTATATCATAAGTTACCCAATTCAATTTATCAATCGCGTCCCAAATCCATTCTCTCTTAGGGTAGATATAATATGAAAGTAAGTCCACATAAGTTCTAACAACTTTGTCAAATCCACCTATCCATTCCGAATCGAACCCACTAACATTACTATTGATTTTTTTGAATCTTTTTGATGTGAACAAGATACTATTCACAACCATTTTCATTTTTTCGAGAGCATCCCATAACCACTCTCTCTTTGGATAAACCTTATTTGCAGTCAAATCCAAATAACTAGTAACAGCACCGACCAAACCTTTAGTCCAAGTCTCAGGTATAACTTTACTATAATCAGCATCACCGAGAGTTTTAGCGGCATATACAATACCGTCAGTAGTAGCATCTAAACCTTTTCTTAAATTTTTAGAACCATCACCTGAGAATATGCCACTATTTTTTGAAACAAAGTCTAGTGCTGGCATAAAAGCTTGAATAGCAGCCCCAACTCTTTCAGCCCATTCTTTCTTCGGTGTTTTTTCCAAATCGAAAGCAGCACTGTTTTTATTAAAATCCTTCGCCGCCTTAATTATTCCGGTTGTAATAGTCTGGATAGCTGTCACAAAATCCTCCGGGCCAACACCACCTTTTAATACTTTATTCTTAAGTAATATTCCATATAATGGAGAAAATGCACCAATCGCACCCCCTACACCTTCGGCCCATTCTTTTTTAGGACCATTTTGAAAGGCTGTTGTTCCTGCGAATAGACCAGCTGCTGTTACTATACCACCAACCACAGTTTCGATAGCTGTATTGAATTCAGTAGGACCAACACCACCACGCAATACTTTATTCGCAATCAACATTGCATATAACGGTGAGAATGCTCCAATCGCTATGGCGACTCCACCCGCCCATTCCATAGTCGGACCACCCGTGTAGTCACCTTCCTTAAGTTTTTTAGAAACATTAACCATAGTTTGTGCCATAGCTACAATCATTTCACCTGCAACAGTCATAGGATTCAGGCGACCACCTGAGAAAAAACTCATCGCCTTAGCCGCCATACCAAGCGCACCCATTATTAGAACTATAGGTGTGAATGTCGCATATAATAGAGCAGTAGCCACCGCCCACTCCAACATTCCAGGAACTTGAAAGTTACCACCCGCCAAAATTTTTGATGTTTCTACGATTGTTCCAGCAAGTAAGGGTATCATGGGTAGACCCACCAAAAATGCAGCAGCACCCACACCAGTAAGTGCAACAGCACCCAAGGCAACAGTCGCTAAACCAAATACTCCAAGTGAAAGACCAACACCAGCTGCCCAAAAAACATCAGGATATTTTTCTTTTTCATATGTTCCTTCATTTAGAATCCACGAAGCAACAGTAATAGTTCCTGCGATGATCAATAACATAGCAGCCCCTTTTAGAACTTCGAGTATAGTTAGTTTACTTAAAACCATCTGAGTTAATTTACCAAAAACAAATGCTATTGCTGAAATAACTCCAGCCATCGTTAAAATATTTAATAATTTAGTATAAGGTATTTCAACAGTTTTATCAAAAATTAATGATGTTCGGTATACCACTTCTGCAAATGCAACTAAGATAAAAGGCATTAAAACTATACCTATTATACTAACTTTTTCCATCGCCTTAGAAATCTGAACAACCGCAAAAGATAGAACTACGAAAACAAAACCAATCGCAACAGCAGTTAATAGTTTCAATAAGTTTACCACCTTAACTTCTTTCATGTGAACTGATGATTTCGCAATTGACTCAGCCAATGAAACTAATACAATAGGCATTGCGTAAGCTGCTATTGCTATAGTTATAGGATCCATTCCTTTGAATCCTTCTAAAATTTTACCCAATCCATATCCAAGAACAGCAAAAACACCCGCAATTAAAATCGCTGTTAATAATTTCAGAAGATTTACTGGTTTAACTTCTCTAAGATGTTCTGATGATTGTGCAATAGCCATAGAAAGTGCGACAAATATAAGAGGCATCAGGAATAAATTAACGACACCCAGAACATTTATTTTCGCCATACTATTGACTATCTTATCTAAAGCGAATCCTAATGCTGCGAACATACCAGCGATCAATATCGCACTAAATAGTTTAAGTGCATTTACTGGCTTAACACCTCTTAATACTTCTGACGATGATGCAATAGCCAATGATAAAAAATAGAAAACCACCGGTAACAGAAAAAGTTTCAATATTCCCACACCAGTAATTTTAGAAACGCCTTCCATTATTTTACCAAGTGCAAAAGACAAAACCACTAAAACTCCAGAAATCGCGATAGCAGTTAGTAATTTTATTAAACTAACTGGTCTAACTGTACTTAAAATAGAAGAAGCCATCGAAACCGACATCGCAATAGCAACAGTTATAAGTATCAATCTCATAGGACTGGTATAATACCCAACTTCCGCAATTTTTTCAAAAGCAAATGCTAATAATGGAAGAGCAAGTGCTAAAGCCATAACTGACACAAAATCAATTTGACCTACTATTTTAAATGCAAGTCCAATTGCTAACACACCAACAGCTATTGCCATAACAGTGGCTAAACCATCTTTTATTTTTGAACTTTTCTTTTTATCACCGGATTCGGAAATTACACTCTCTTCTTTTTTATTTTTTGCTAAACTTATAAGGGTTTCTTGATTTTTGATAATGGTCTTATTATCTTTCATCAACTGTTTTATACCCTTATCTATTAATTCAATTTTTTTATCTAAATCACCAGCAGTCAAAGCACCACCAACCTCAGATTTAGGTTTATCAGTTTTAGATTTTTCTATGGCTGCCGCTATTTCTTCTAGAGCAAAAGATAAATTTTCAAGAGCGCTTAATAACTTCTTATCCATCGATAAAAATTTCCGTTATATTTTTGATATAGAACTTAAATACAAGAAATTCTATAATAAGTATATATAAAATTATTTTAATCCTTTAATATATAGTATAGAGACTTATGAAACTACAATCAGACTTTTTAGAAAAAAATATAGATAAAACTATGGAAGAGAAGAACATAAGTATGGAAGAATTCAGTCACCTATCGAAGTTTGACACACTACACGATAGTGAATTAAAGGACTATTTATATCTATCAAAAATGGCTGTTGAAATATTGATAAAAGAATTTATAACCAAAGGAATCAGAGTAATCTGTAATTTAACAGATCGAGATGGGAAAATTGGAGAAGAAATTCTCTCAATTGAAAGTGACATAGATTCCGAGTTTTCTATTTTGAAACTTAAAAATGGAAAATTTACTAAATTACACGATAAATTTTTATACAATATCAATTTTATAAATAAAAAAAATTATTATTCCCTTACTATACAAGATGAATATTTCGAAAAAATAATTATAGATAAATGAGAATAATGAACTTCAAAAGATTTAATGAAGCTGCTAATGGTGTAGACTTATGGAATGGTTCTATGCCATTAACACCTCGATTGAAAGTACATAATACTATCACATCTCAACACACTAATGTTCTATTAGGAATAGATGGGAATTTTTACACTGAAGATGATTTCAAAGACTTACACAATGGATATCTTAAAAATGGCGGAGTTGAACAAATTTCAGATTTCAACAAAAAGAATTTAGATATAATTTTAAATTTTCTTAATATCTCAATGTAATCTCATCACCAGTGATTATGTTTTCTATAACCTCGAAATAACTAATCTTTCTATTAGTATCAATTCTCAAATGTCTCAAATTTGGTCGTTCACTACTATTGAGAAAAGACGCCCACCCAACGTGAATACAAACTCTGCTTCCGATAAATGGAAAAATATAATTCTCAACTAACGGTGATTTTGTAATTTCTAAAACATCACACTCTAGAATTTCATCTTTCACAAAATCTTTGAGAGCAAAAGCACCCTTACCATGAATCGAACTCTCTTTAACTATGACCATACTCTGATCGTAATAGGAGTATAAGACAAAACATCATTCTTTAAGATATCACTAGGAGCTCCACCAGATGTATCAAAAGTCACATATTTATCCGCATAAAAGTTAGTCAATAAACCGGTTCTAACTTCTACACGATCATTATCTAATCTTGAAGCACTTTTGATATGAAACAAATTATTAGTCATTGCGTAACCGAGTATAGTTACACCTGGGATATAAACCTCTACTTTTGTTACATCTGTAAAGTTTCCAGTCGAAGTGAAATAATAAATTCCATCCGAAACATAAGACCATGTTCCTGATAACGAATTTACTAAAATATTATCAGTTGGAGAAGCAGTTCCTGTCTGAGTCAAAAGAGCTTTATATTCTAAATAAGAACCCGAAATAGTTGGTATCACTGAAAGAGTTCCACCAGAATAAGTTAAACCAGAACCTATATTAGGTAATACACCTAATTTACCTTCATATTTCCAAACCTGCATTACAGGAGGTGCCGACTGAGAAGCTATAATAGCACCATCACCATTATAAACTAAACCATCTCCGGAAGTTGCCGAAAGGAAGTTTAAAACACCACTACCATTATCAAACATCCAAAGACCTTCACCTGGATATATTTCTGTCACACCATCATTTCTATAAACCTTCCATCTGTATGAAGCACCATCACCAAACCAAAAAGGAACAGCGTTTTTTAAATTTGTGTTTACATAACCACCTTTAGTTCCATTTACATAACTTAGCGTCGCTGTAACCAAACTTAAAAGTCCAGAAACGGTTGCAGCTGTATTAGGAAGTTCATCACTTTGTGACCATATATCACTTGATAGAATAGATAAATTTGATGAATAAGGTTCTTCAAAATATTCTCTACCCACTTCTGTGGTAGATTTATTCCATATTATTTTCTTTTCTAATATATCAACTGATGCCGATTGTGTGAGTGCCATTCTTTTAATATTTTATTTTTAAACTGACTGATAAGTTATCGATGAGAATTTTCTTGAGCTTACTGATGGAAATCCAATTCTTACCCAAACATCACCAGTTCTTGTTGTTCCACCGAAAGTTATATATCTATTTGTAGCAGTGCTATTCGCAATAACTAAAGCAGAATCTCCATTTGCAGATGGTGTTCCAGTTACCCAAGGTGAATTTGCATCAATCCATCCAATAACTTGAGAGCCAGCGTTTACAACTGTAACATATAATGCCATCCCACTTTGAATTAAATCATTTACCCCAGTTGTTCCATTCAATAATATTCTAATCGCGGACTTATTTGTTATCGAACCAATGTTGAAAGTTGCCCATCTATATGTTCCATAAGCGATAGGATCATGATAAAGAGTTGAATATGTAAAACCAGATACTGGATAATTTACATCATAGTCACCAGTTGGGTATTTGTAAAAACCACCCTGTAACATCATTTCTCCACTGACTGAAGGTATTGTCCCATAAATAGAAATCATCGAATAGGTCGGTGAATATGACTCTCCAAATTGATAGGAACCAGTTCCATAACTTGGATATTGACCATTACCAGAACGACTTCTTGAACTTTCATCAGATATTGTATCAATATAAAGTTTTTGACTAGCACTTGCTCCATATCCACCTATATTATAAGCAGTTACTACAGCTGAAGATACATTTGCTGGATTATAAGTTCTGAATGAAAACCAAGCATCATTATCATACATATCAGAAATAACAGAAACTGTTAATCCCGATACTGACCAAACTGATTGATAAGCATTAGGAATAGCTGATGCTCCACCAATAACCGGAATTCCATTTTCTAAGTCGTTTTTGAATGATTGAACTATCGCAGATAATTCGAATCTTGTAATTCTTGTCGAATTATAAAATCTTGATATTAGTGGATAAGAACCACCACTTATAGTATTATTAACTGAATAAGAAGCTGAAACTAAATCTCCAATTTGAAGACTTGGTATTCCTGATATCCACTTTGTTGATGATTGAGTTATAACAGTGAAATAAGGATTTCCAGCAAGTGAAGTTGGTGGAGTTGCATTTCCATTGTCACAGATAAATTGAAACACAGGAGTCGAACCAGTAATTAAATGTGACATTTGATAAGTATGCTCAACACCATCCCATTCAGTTCCACTGACAAAGGATTGTGAACCGCTCATTGTAGCTTTTAAAGATGTCCAGAATCCAGAATCTGGTGGATATAAATATGGATCAGCATCAAAATTTATTGTCAAGACATCACCCCAAGTTCCGATATCGACTGATGTATTGTCATATTGCGGATGATATGTTGGATCTAAACTTTTTTGAATTATCGAAACAAAGTCTATATCAGCTTGTAGATAACCAAATTGACCATCCGAAAAAGTTGCTAGGTTAGAATTTTCAGTCGCTGAATCAGCAACTCTAACCACAGGATTAGAACCAAAATAAACATAATTATAAATTTCGGAAGCTGTAGCTGTTGATTGTGTCGAACTTGATAACCAAATAGTATTACCAGCAGTTGAACCAGTTGCAACATGTCTAGCAGAATAAAATGTTCCGATTAGTGATAAATATTTTGTATATAATGATGGACTTTTAGCAGGAGCGAGTCTGTCTAAGACACCCGCGATTTTATCTATTGCGTCCGAAAGTTTATCGGTACTTAAAACCCCAGGTAAATTAGCATTACTTGGTGATAGACCATAGTTCAAATCACTTGTTTGTCCTACTAAAATTTGATTTCCATTTAATTGTCGAGACATTTCTAAAATATTTTATTTTATATATTAAATTCAAAAACTTTTAAACCGCTGTAGAAATTTGGTAAATTATCCTTGTAGACCAATATAAACTCGAACCACTATCACCTTGAACAACAATATTTACATCAGTACCGTCAGTTGTAATGTCAGCAGTCCCGGTAGACATATTAGTTCTTTCATTTATATCAGTACTTCCTATCTGTGTAACTACACCACCTGTAATCCAGAAGAAAGCGAACATATTATTTGAATAATAAAGTGCATTAGTAGGATCGACAGCTTGAGTAATAACCTGTATTGTAAAAACACTTTCAGTTGGAAAATTGGAATTCGCAATTGTAGAGACTGTTGCAGATACAGTTCCTGTCGTGGAAGTTTCCACCATAGTTTTAATTTCATTATAACCGAAGGTATAATTTAATTTGTTAAACTCTTGTTGAGGTGTAAGATTTATAGTTGAAGTGTCACTCATCGCAAAAGATGAAGTTCCATTTGTAGAAAATAACTTACCATTATCCATATAGATTGAATAAGTTCCCATTGTGTTTCCTACCGCAAGTGTATCTTGCAAACTTCCTGCACCAGAAGGTCCGGTCGGTCCCACTGGACCTGTTGGTCCGATCGGCCCTGTAGCACCTGTTGCGCCTGTTGCACCGGCAGATCCTGAACCAGTAGGTCCGACACTACCTGATATGTTATAAGAAATCGAATAATCTCTTCCATCTGTTAGAGCACTATAATAAGCAATCACACTCGATACTGAGAAATCAAAATATCCACCACTATTAGCAATTGAACCAATTTGAAAAACACCCTTAACCGAACTATTTCCTCTCTCATTTATTTCCAAAAACAATTCTCTTCCAGAAGAAACTCCACTTTCTAAATATGACATCCAAGCTGTATAATCATTCAGATCAACATCAGTTGTTGATATACTTATATTACTAATTGAACCAATATTGAAGGTGTCTGTACAGAATTTGTTTATTCCTGGGTCTGTTGGAGAAGTCAAACTTATTTCATAGTTCCATTTACTTCCATTGCCACCATCATTTCCATTTATACCATTATGAACAAAAGAAATAGAATAGATCGAACCATTTGTATAAGACCCATTACCGATTTGATTCAAAACTGTAATATCAAAATAATTAACATTATCAGCTACACTGACTACTTCAAAATAAGCGTTTACAGAAGGATTACCTAACTCCTCAACTTTAAGATAAATCGGATTATTTGAATTGTAAAGATTGTTCATAAGAGATAACCAAGAATAGACATCTATACTGTTTATATCATCCTTGGAAATTCCTAAAATGGTAGTTGAACCTAATCCTGAACTATCTGTATAAAAATAATTTGCACCAGGATCATTTAACGGTGGGGTAGCCAAATTACTATAAATCCATCTAACAGAATTCGCAGAATCTATACCCGTAGCACCGACACCTCCGGTTATACCCGCACCTGTAGCACCTGCTAAACCAGAAACGTTGAATGATATCATGTAGTTATCATATTGATCAAAACTACCAGTTGCACTTAAAACAGATGCGATAGTGAAATCAAAATAACTTGTGTTATTAGTTGCCGCACCGATCTTATAAACACCAAACTTATTAGGCTCGTTAATATCTGTTATCTGAATTAAAACTTCTCTTCCAGATGTTGATGCGGTATTGATATAGTCTAACCAATCATAATGTAAAACAGCGTCTTTATTGTAGATTGAAATACTTACATTACTAACTGAAGCCAAATCGGTATAATCGGTTATGAATCTATTAAAATTCGGATCAGCAGGAGCCGTAGGTGAATTTCTCCACTCCCATTGAGAACCAACACCTGCGTCTGAACCATCTTTTCCATTATAAACATAAGATATTGAATACAGGCTATCATTTATTAATGAACCATTTACAGAAATAGGAGATATGTTAACATCAAAGTATGTAACCCAGTCAGTTACACTCGTAACCTCAAACAAACCTATTATATCAGAAGAACCTACTTCAACTATTTGTAAATAAGATTTTCTACCAGCCGTATAATTTGTATATAAATTAGATAACCATACATTATAATTTATATTATTAGCGTCATAACTTGAAATACCAACTGTTAAAATACTTGAAAATGTGACTGAATCACAAATAAAATATCCAAAACCAGGATCAACGGTTGGTGGAACCGATGCTGTTGAGAATATCCATCTCGAAGAATTTGATGAATCACTTCCAGTTGCGCCCACTGAGCCAGTCGCACCCGTTGAACCAGTTAATCCAATAGGACCTGTCGAACCTGTTATACCAAATAAACCAGAAGATCCGGGAGTCACAACATAATTTAATGAAATTATAAAGTCACTTTCTAAGTTGAAACCCGCGATACTTGGATTCCAATAAAGATAATCACCTGCCTGAATAGAATTCGGACCCGAAAAACTTTTAGGTGATCCTGAATTTGTTCCAAAATAACAACTTGAATTAGTTGTACCGTCACCGACTGCAAGATATTGACCCAGTACATAAACTGAAACATATCCAATTGGTGTTTGACTGATTGGTGTGTCACTTGCCGTTCCTCCATCTTGAGTAACATCATTTGCAGTCAATCCTTTATCACCAGGATAATTTATATAATCATCGAATGTTGGTAAAGATATTGTAAACGAGGAAATATTTGTTACTCTACCATAAGTATCAACGGTTATAGCAGTAGTAGAACCTGATCCACCATAAGAACCAGCCGTAACTCCACTGTTATTTATGTTTATAATACCAGTTGAATGTGTAAGGGAAGTTCCGATAATTGAATAATCAAAAGTAAGTGCATCACCGGAGATAGTTAATCCATAACCAGTAAGACCAACTGAAATTGTTAATCCATTTAAATTAATACCAGCACCTTCATTTAGGTTTTGCCAAGTTCCAACACCATTAGAATCGGAAGTCAATAATTTGTTTGAACCTTCTGTTCCATCTTTTATTTCGATTGCACCTGCCGTATCAGAATAAATACTAAAGGTGAATGTTGATGAGGTTGAACCAAAGTTAGCCTTATCTAAATTAGAAGTTAAAAATTTATATGATCCATCATCACTGATGAATAGAGCATTTTCCATCACTGAATAAGTATAAACTGAAACATTATCAGTCATTAATCTTAAATATGAGTACCCATTCTCGTCAACAACAATAAAATTTTCATCTGTTTGGAAAAAGAATCCATTATCATGTTTCAAGAAGACATTATTGTCGTCATTAATGTAGATATTACCAATAAGTGAAACACTACCAACGATGTTTACTGTGCTAACCGCAAAAGAAGGAGTTGAACCAATAACAATCATTGAACCATCATCTGATATAAGTGAATCTCCAACAGTTGAACTCGAAGTAAATTTAGCAATTTTTCCTGCTGAACCACTTACACCCGGAAAAGAAAAAGGTGACCAAACAAAGTTTGAACCATCGGTTGAAAGAAGATATCCAGAAGTTGCACCACCTGTTGACTTTAACATATTAGGTTCAACATTATAAACACTGACGGAAGAACCAACATAATTACCAGCAAATGTTAGACCAGCACCTATCGATAGGTCTAACTGATATCCGAGTGGATTTGTACTTGGAAAGTTTGTAACGGTTAGACCGTTTTTAGGATAAAGTGCGAATTCTATTCTTTTCTCATTTCCACTACTATCAGCTAAATAAAGATAACCATCAGTTGATTTTGTGTATATCTTAACAAAACCCACATCAGGTGCAGATACTGTTGCTGTTGTTTGCCATTCTGGTACATAAAAGAATTTATTAGTTGACATTTTATTTCAAAATATTTATTCTACCATTGCTAATGGTTCCTGTCGTGTATAATGATATATTATTAGAATCTACAATTTCAACGTTTGGATAGATAAAATTATTACCGTCTCTTACAGACCAAAAAATATCTTCAGAACCAAGTGAATGATTAAAATTCAAAGTAGCATCTGGACTCGCTGAAAAAGTAGCTGTGTATTTATCTGTTTGTGACAAACTAACATAACTAATTGTTCCGGAACCACCAACAGAATAAGTTCCATCACCAGCTAAAACTATTGATCCGTTTATAATAACTGTTTCACCATAACTTTGAAAAACTCCACTTGTTCCTATAGTCAGATTACCATAAAGAAGATATTGATGATTTGGAGCTACTACAACAGTTTCATTTGCAATATTATATCTCACACCTATGGCGCTTGCACCTGTTCCATAAATAAAAAGTGGATCCCAATCAGTAACAGAAAGTGTACCAACACTCCAAGTTACACCGGGCTTTAGTGTATAATAATCTGTTATATTAAGAATTGAATCTTGAACACCTACAATCATACCACCTCTTCTTCTTTCAAGTGAAATATTATACATTTCTGTGAGAGAAGAAACACATCTTAGTCCATCAATTCCCCAAGTCGGATCAATGACAGGATAAGTATCTGAAGTATTGAATGGTTCTACACAACCTGTTATTTTGAAACTCATAATTCTATATATTAAATTTTATTTTATGTTAAACTTCTCTTCCGAGTGCCTTTTGAAAATTTTGAACAATATTGTAAAAAACTTCCGCCTTACTTGAATCTATGTGAGCGCCCCTTGAGCTACCTTGAAAACCAACTCCACATGAATACCAACAAATTTGATCGAAACTTCTTGAAAGTGGAAATCCATAACCTTGAGATAGTGAACCTATAACAACACCCGAACCCCATCTTTGAGAATTTTTATAACTGTAACTTGTTCCTGTGATTTCACCGTTTCTACTTAAATAAAATTGATATGGATTCTCCGAACTTGATGTTAAACCAAAATTATCAAACACATTACTGAAGATATAAAATCCTGTTGTATTCGAAACTGTGAATCCAATTGTAGAATAAGTTGCATTCCAAATTGAACCAGAAACACCAGTAGTTGAAAACTCAATAGAGAATTTATTTCCATTCGATGATTCATAATATCCATGTCCAGTTGAAACTGTTAGACCAGCAGTCACATGATTTGTTCTGTTATAAATCGATATATGACCTGGAGGTGTGTCAGAAAGTGGGGAAGGATTTAGGGTAATTTCCGACAAAGCATGATAAACACCACCATTATACTGAAACCCATTAGATGAATAAGTCACACCAGCCGTAGAACCAGTTAGTGGTAGAATTTCTATCAAGGAAACTCTATTTTTTAGATCAAGTAACATACTTGCAGTTATACCAGTAAAAACCATTGGAAAAGCATAATACAGACTGTCCCAAATTCCTTCTCTTTTTAAATCTTTACACAAAACATTTAGTGCACTAATAGCAAAACTATCAGTTATTTCAGCTTCTTTTATAAAAGCTAAAGCATCCGGATCTAACAAGGAAGAATTTACTGCGCTATTTAAAGGTATAATCATCTACAAGTTAATTAAATTTTTAAATCTCCCGTTAACAACCAAGTATTAGTTGTTAATTTAATAAGAGTTCCAACTGAATATGTGGTTCTTAATGTTCTAGCACCATCCGCACTAACTAATGTTACACCTGATGTAGGTCCAACCGAAAGAGTAGCCACTGTGAAATTCACAATCATTATTTGAGACCCAGTAGCAAAAGCAACTTCAGCAAAAGTTGGAATTGATATAGTTACAGTATCAGAGTGACTAAATGATAAAACATTATTCACATCACTCAAAGATAGAGAATAAATATTACTAACAGTCGAAGAAATAAAATTAACTCCTATATCTGTTACATTACCGGTTGCTCCAGTAGCCCCTACTGAACCAGTAGGACCTGTTGGTCCGATAGGTCCACCACTCGGTCCTGTAGCACCTTGTGATCCAGTTGCTCCGGGAGCACCAGTCGCACCTGTTGAACCTGTCACACCATTTATACCATCTGTTCCATCTCGACCAGAAATCAACCTTGAAGTAGAGGTCTGATAAGATTCAGAAAGAATATCAATTCCGGAGTATATACTATTATAAGTTCTGAAAACATTATACGTCGCTCCAACACCATTAGATGAAGTCACATATATTTTTGAATAATATAAAGAAGTAACAGTTGCACCGTAATTCCCTATAATTTGTGAAGAATAAGTATATCCTTGTGCAGTTCCCGCCATAGAAACCGGAACACTATTTATTGTTAGTGAATACGGTGGTGATATACTTTCTTCCATTGCAATATATTTATAACCGTCACCCGAAATATTGACATTGAAATTTGAACTTGTGAAATAAGCTCGTGAAAATGAACCAGGAAGATCAGCTGATGTAAGTGATTGAGAAGAGGTTGAACCATAATAAACAGGAAATCTCCAATTTAGAACATAGTTTTGACCTATTGTTGTTCCATTATTTCTTCTAACATAAATACTGAATGTCTCAGAGTTTGAAGAAGTATAACTCATTGTTGTAGAAAGAACCCAAGAATAAGGACTTATGAGTGAATTATCTTTTACTATTTCGCCATAATTCTGTCTAACAATTTTAACAGAGTTGTCTTCAAAAGATTCTGTTCCAGATAGAATCCAACTAAATGTATATGAGTTTGGAATTATTTCTTGACCAACTTCCAGTACATTATAATCTTCTAATTCGAAAGATTCAACTTTTCCATAACTATCATAAAGAATACTATCTAATACAGTTGGGATTTTTGTATCTTCAAATGAAATTTGTTCTGGTAGGTCACCTATATTAACAGTTGAAAAATCCAAGTTTGTATATGTCGATGAACCAGATGATGGAAGTTTCGTATAAAATTGAAATTGGCCATTTTTGAAAGTTAAGAAATAAGCTGGGCCTGTTCCTCCAGTTGCACTAATAATTTCACCAGCTGTTAATTCTAATCCACCACTTTTTACTGAATAAGTTCCTAATCCAGAGATATTTAATTCAACGTTACCGGTATTTGCATTTTCGAATTCGACAATATAAATATGGTTTTGTGAATAAGTAGCAATTGTTGGGAAAGATGTTGTTGCACTATAACTATTTGTTCCTGTAGCATAAACTCTAATATTTTGTTCAGTGTTATTTAGAGGTAGAGTAGAACCTAAATAAGTATAAACATCAATTTTTGAAGGTGTCCCGATTGTAAGATCTTCAATATATAAACAGGAAGATTCAGAATCAAATAACCACAACTCACCAGTGCCAATTATATCTGAAGGATAAGTTGTATAAACAACCGGAAAGTATTCAGTTCCGAATCTGTTAGGTATTATATTATTTATTTTTGAACCTGCTGTAATTCCTAACAACGAACCTTGATCATAAGTCAGTTGTAATCCTGTTTTGATATCTAAAGATTCAGGTAAAGTCGACGGCCAATGAGCTGAATAGGCTTTTCCATTAGAAATATCAATTGGTTGTAAATCTGCTGTTATTTTAAGAGCTATTCCTTGAGCCTCCGCTATATCCGCAGAGTTGGGAATTTGAGATGTCCATACTTCAGAAGCATACGGTTTTATCGAAGACGAAAAGGGTTCATTTATAATATCAACTAACTCTAAATTAGTGTCAGATAAAGATCTCCCCTGTAATTTCTTAAACGAATAGACTGCCAACGTATCAGTTGAGAAAGAAGCCATATTTGGATTTAATTTTTTATTTTATATATAAAAAAATAAAAACCACTCTTCACATAATAAACAAAAAAATCTATGACACAGTTATTCTTCTAATATGTCCGGTCCAATCTGGATTAGCGGTTACTCTAAAGAGAAAAAAGTTTGAGGTCACTCCGAGTGTAAAAGTTATATTCAAAGTGTTGCCAAGTAAATTGTATCTTGTGTAGCATCCATCACCATTTGAAGTTCTTGGTGAAATATAAGGTTTCGTAAGATCAAGCCAACCAGTTTGTGTTGCAACTTTAACTTCAATCCAAACTGGTGTATTTCCAATCAAAGGTGAATTTGAATTTACAAAAGTTGTCCCAACAAAGTCAATAGAAATTCTCCAAGTGGCTCTGTTAGCCACAGCTTGGTTGAAATATCTAGTGTAAGTTCTGTAATTTGTTGGTGAACTTGTGGAACTAGTTCCAAAACCGGTCAAAAGTGTATTCGAAGTAGAATAATTTCTATTGGGAATTCCAAAATTTGGATTTGTTTGTGCAGAACCAACTGAGTTGAAATCAAATTTTGGATAAACAAGTGTTCCGTTTATTACTTGTAAACCATTCCAATTATTAGTATCCGCGATGAGACTGCCAGACGAATTCCATAAAACATTAACATCCGAAATTAGAAGGAAAGAATTATATTTGTTGGAACCATTTCTTTTTCTATAAACTTCATCTGAAAAATATTCAATCATTGACGTAGACTCAGCCGGCACAGTATCAATAAACCAATTATTAACTGGAACAGAAGTTCCAAGAGAAGTAGCTCCTGAGAAAGTTCCTTGAACAGTTTTCAATAAATCAACTGCGAAACCAATTGAGTCATTGATTCTTCTTCTGGATGTAGCAATAGAATATGTTACGTTGTAAGATAAAGGTGTTGATGGAACAAAACCAGGAGGTGGTAAAATACTTTGTGTGAAAAACTGGTTATTAACAACATAAAAAACTTGATTAGTGGGTAATCCAACTGGCGAAGTAACAGCTGCATTATTTGTTAAAGTCCCAGTTACGCTATTCGTAACAGAAGAAACTTGAGTTGAAACATCCTTGAATGTAAGAGCCGATGGTGATTGGTTAAAAGTATTACTTAAGACATTAGAAAGAGTTAGAGTATAAACAAAATTCATAGGATCTTTATAATACTCAATACCGGAAATGAATTTTTTACTTGGTGATGTAACACTTGAAACAACTCTTGTCACTGGATTGACAGATGATGTACTTCCATCAGCAACAAACTCAAATTGGCTCAAAATGTAAGAATTTATATCAGTATCATGACGAGCGACAAAATAATTATATCCATCTACAATATTCGAATTATCTCTTTTTATCAAATAAGTACCGGTTCTGTTTTGGTAAATAGGAAAAATTTGACCAGTCGAGAATCTTGATGAAGTAGCTGATGAAAGATTTACACCTGAAGTTAACCCACTCGAAGTTGTGTCGATTGAACCACTGTTTGTCAATCCGACACTGGATATCGTAATTCCATTTAATAAGAGAGAAACAGTTCCGTTAGTAGCAAATCCAAAAGAATATGTAGCAAAAGCATAAGAAGATGTCCCTGATATGTTGAAAGTTCCTGAAATATCTTTATAATAAAGATCTCCTGTAATAGGTTGATTAACTTTTGACATTATTCCTAATCTATAATAATTGGATGAACTCGAGAATGTTTCACCTTTGCCAACTGAGCCATAAGGCGAACCCGTCGCACTAACAAAACCTCCAACAGTAGAGTCAAACGAAAGACCCCCATTGACGAAAGAACCTGTAGCTGACCAGCTTGAAAAAGTTGGTGCCATAGGTGGTGCCAAATATTTCAATACTTCATTAAATCTATCAACCGTAGTGCCTATCGGAGTTGATGTTGTAAAATCTGTAAATAATCCATCCGTGTAGTCACCATCTTCTGCAGGACCAATTGTTGTGGTTGTCGATGCTGGCAAAACAGTTTGAAATATACCTGAATTATATAATAACTGATATTGAACATTCGGAATTATTTCATTTGTACTTATGAAACTTAATGTGTTATTTTCTAATTTTTTTATATCCACTAAACCAATTGAATCTATATTCAAAGATACAGTTCCAGAAGAAGTCATATTGAAATTAACATAATATACAGAATCAGAATAGGAAGTCAATGGTGTCTGACTTGAAGTAGCAGAATAACTCATACCATCTATAGAATATGCAGTTAAATATCTTACTTGATTCAAGTATTCTTTAACCCATGAGCCGGATGAAAATGATCCCTGATATTTATATACAACATTAGGTTCAGAATCATTTCTCAATGTTGTTCCATCTGTTGGTTCAACAAAAGAAAAAGTTAATGCAACTAAATTATATTGGGCAATTTTTCCATCTTGACCTAAGAAATCACCTATACCACCAGCATCTACTAAATATCTATAACCATCTGTTAAAATTGAAGGTGTGGCAGAAACTATTTGAACTGAATTGAGCCATTCACCACCTGTTGGAACAAAATTAGCACCCGTAGTCACAAATTCAATCCAATTGCCATTATCTAAAAGTGTTGTTGATGTAAACCCGTATCTTAAAATATAAGTTTTGTTATTAGAAGGTGTTGGATCATTATAGACCGTACACAACATGCCCCAATCTCTTCTGCTTTCAATGACTGCGTCTCGTTCAGTAATAGTTTCATATGTATGATGAGAACCTTTGATTTCATTTGAAAAAACTGTTGCTATAGTTGAGCTTGGATTTGCAGGTCTTATTGGTGATACTATTATTGTTCCGCTATAATTTCCTGAACTATTTGTTGCGTAAGCCATTTTTTATTATTATTTTTATGATAATTTATAATTTAATGTATAAGAGGGTTGAAGTGAATTAAATCTCCAAACATCGTATGAAGCTGTATATCCAAACTGATTCGTAAAAACAACACCACTTCTCGTTTTAGTCCAATCGTTATTTGGTAAACCATTCACTTCCATAACAGGAGGGAATGTTGACAAATCAACAGCATTTGTCGGCCAAGCAAATACAACATAATTATTATTCGTAGTTATGTTTCTTGATTGAGTGTAACCTGTCAATAAATCTGAAGACAAGGTTGAAACATCAGAAAAAGAAAATGGAGCACTAGAAACACTTACTAATGGACTAGCACTCGATAATGTTCCCCAAAATCTTTTCAAACTCCAATTTACAGTAACGGACGTTTGATGAATCGCACCAGTATTTGGAATAACAAAAACATTAATATCATTGACACTAAAAGTAAAAGTCGTCGGTAGATTAGGTAAAACAGAATTCGAACCCAATAAACCACTTACTGAAGTGAAAGGACTTAAACCAGGATTAACATTCACTGAAGAAGATGGTCTTATTATAAAACCATTAACCACAGAATTCTTTGTCGAGTTAATAGACCAAGAAAGAATCACTGTAGAAGATGTATTACCAAATTCTAAAAGTGATGGTCTTGCAAACAAAGAAAAAACAGGTGGTGTATAAGGATACAACATTCTATCCAAAATATCTGTAAGAGACTCATTTGAAAATGTCGACTGAGTTGCGAGTCCACCAACCCTATTTGTTGTTGGATTTAAGTTAGTATAATTAAAACTAGCAGAACTCCCTACTGAAGAAACTGAAACACTCAACAATTCAATAGTGTCCCAAAGACCTGACACAACGTCACGAACATTCATTGCAGTAATTTCATTACCAGCATTATCGGGCAAAGCTGACAACATTAACCCGATATCCATTATCGGATAAGAATATGTTGGAGAACTCGGATTACCATAAGGTCCCATTAGTATAATAGTTTATTTTTATTATATATTAAGACAAGAAGTCGTCATATTGTTAGTATATATCATGATCTTGCATGTTTTTAGACAAATTTCCATATATGGTATCCACCAAGCTTATCGATGTATTCAACTTTCTTAAAATTATACATGAAAACTATCTCATTAGAAAGGTGTGAACCAATTAAAGAAATTGCTCTTTTTTCATCAATTTGTTTTTCGCAAAAATTCTCTAATTTTGATTTATCCATTATTGTTCCAATTTGAATTGAAAACTCACTTTCGAATTTAAGTCCATCAACATCTTCGACAATTAGATTTTTATCGGAGATCTCCATTACTAAATCACTAACTATCTTTTCTCTAATTTTTTCTATTTCTTCTTTTGAGAATATTACCACCATTTGACTCTTACCGAAATCTACGACGCTATAGATATGATTTTCCATATCCACTTCTTCTATGTGTCCAAGACTTGTGTTGAAATAGTCTGCTAAAACTTTTTCATGTTCGACATTAGATTTTCCAACTTCGATAAAAGACTCATTTATCTTTTTGAAATTACTGAATTTAATTACTTTATTACTCATCATTTCTTTTATTAATTTTTTTCTCATATTATCTTTAGATATATTATTTTTGTGTTCAACTACATCAATAATTATTTGTTTTATACCATCGATCTCTGACAAACCATATTTATTAATGAATCTATCGAGATTATTAATTACATATTCTCTGATTTCATTTGATTCTACTTTATAATCTTTTTTGTATTTATCAATACATTTTCTAACTTTTTTATAAAGCTTGTTAGCTTCTAACCTACCATTTATCTTTCTCATTCTCAATAATAATTTAGTTAAACTATATATAAAAAAGATTACCTTGAAAATTATTTTTTAAAAATATTATTTTTAATTAAAACAAAGAATAAAAACATGAATATATAATCAAGATTATTTAACAAAAAAAAATTAAAATTAAAAAAGACTATGAAAAAATTACTTTTATCTTTCGTTGCTACTGCAATTTTGGCTTCTTGCTCAACTTCAGCTTCTACTGAAGAAACTAAAACAACTCAGGATTCTACAGCTACAACTACTGTAACTACTCCTTCAGTTGATTCAACAGCAACTAAAGCAGACACAACTAAAAAAGCTCATCACTAAAAATATTTTATTTGTTTTTTAAAAACAAATTGGTGGAGTTTGACAAATTTGTCGGCCTTTTTATAAGAAAGTCAGGAATTATTTTCTGACTTTTTTTATTTTTTGTCTTAAAAATTTTTATATATATGTTATGAATTTAAGAGAAGTAAGAGCTTACTACAACCGTAAACCAGTCGAATATGTAATTCGAGAAAACTATAATCTTAGAGAAGATAATCTTTATGTTCCAAGATTTAAGTTGAAGAACGTTAAACAGATTGCTGACATTCCAGTCAATGAGCCAATGAAACCAACTGAGGAAATGATCATCAAAGCAATTAAATATGGGATGATATTTCTTATCAGTTACAAAGGCGAAAAAGATAATAGTTTCGCTGGACATGAAAGGGTTATTTACCCAATGGTTATGGGAAAATCCTCAAAAGGAAATATTCTTGTTAGAGGATATCACTTGAATGGTTGGTCAGTTTCTAATAACCGAAGTATTGATAAAATCTGGCGTATGTTTAGATTAGATAGAGTACTATCGATTACTTTTACCGGATCTTTTTATAGACTACCACCTGCTGGATATAATATGGATGACAGAGGTATGAGAGGTGGGATTATAGCAAAGGCGGATTTCTTACAAATAAGAAAAAATCAACAGGATTTGGTTAAAAAACAACAGATTCAAAATAAAGAAGATGTTACACTTAGTTCAGAAGAAAGAGGATTTGTTTCTGTGAAAGTTAAAAATACAGATACTCAATTGGATCTAAACAAAGCGATGGATAACCCCTATGTTAATAACCTAAAAGACACTACAAATCTTAGAGTATCATTTTTGAAAAGCATTTATGGTAATAAATATATTGCAATTTTGGGAGCTCTTGGTTCACCGGGCAACACTGTTAAAGTGGTTGATGAAAAAGGAATAGTTCTCGGGGTTTTTAAGGTTTTAGATTCAACAACTGGTGATGTTCTTAAAAAGATTACAAGAGTAAAGGGTAATGCAATATTTGACTTATTTATTTTTGAAAATAAAATTTAGAAAAAACTTTTAACCCTTTTTTATATATAGAAATAAAATTAAAAATCATGAAAAAGATATTATTCACACTAATCGCATCTTCTCTACTTTTTTCCTGTCATTCAACAAAAGAATGTTTAACTTCTGAAAAAACTTGTTGTAAAGAAAAGACAGAAAAAACTTGTTGCAAAAATAAAACAGAAAAAACTTGTCACACAACTGAAAAGAAAACTGAGAAGAGCTGTTGCACAAAAAAATAAAAACTTAGGACTTACTTTTTGGTAAGTCTTTTTTTAACTAAAAAATT